ATGTTCACCGCCTTCGCCTTCCGCGGCCGCCAACCTTATACCGTTCGCCGGAACACAGCCCAGGGCGCGACCTTGCGCCCGAAACTGGCGAACCGGCCGGATGCGCCGACTTCCGCCGGGAAGTCCTGAACTGCGGAGCGTCTACGGCCTCATTGGCAACGGATCACGCCGCTGGCGATTTCGTCGTCGATGGAGCGCAGCGCATCGGCATCCTGGTGCATCTGCTCGATCACCTCGAGCAGGCGCTGCGCCAGCTTCGGATCGTTCGCCCACTCGACGGCGCGCATGACCTCGACCGCAGCCGATTCATGATTGTTCGCCATCTGCTTGAGAGCCTTGCGCAAGCGCTGCTCGGTCCATTTCATCGACATGTCGCTTCACCCAGACTGCATATACGGACCCGCCAGGAACGACGGGCTCGCTTAAGAGCGCCGGACCCGGAACAAGTTCAACCTGCCGTCGCCCCATGAGGGCGGGTTGGGTGCCGGAAAGGCAAGCGGAGAAGAGATCGAGAAGCGCAAACGAAAACGCCAGGCACAAGGCCTGGCGCTTCGAAATATGGGGTGGACGATGGGAATCGAACCCACGACACCAGGAGCCACAATCCTGTGCTCTACCAACTGAGCTACGCCCACCATATCGTGAATCGTGCCGGACGTTCCGGCTTCAACCGCAGCGGCCGGACAAGCCGAGCCTGAAGGTGGTGCGGACGGAGAGACTCGAACTCTCACGCCTTGCGGCGCTGGAACCTAAATCCTGTCTCGCACCTCAGAAGCGCTTATATTACAACAGTTTACGCCGACCGCAATCACTTAAACTGTGCCAATCGTGAAATTCCTTTTCACGTTTTCCATTTCCGTGCTTCACGTTTCCGTCACGGCCAGCATTCAGCGGTCCGACTCGTAGGCCGCAACGCCGCTACCGACAGGCCGCCACTCATCCTGCGGCATGCGCGAATCACAGATGAATACCTCGACCTCCCCGCCTTCTTTCGGCTCCGCAGGCCGAATAGCAGCATGCCGGAGAATCGTCTGCATGTCCGGCACGTAGCTGCTCTCCGAGCCGTGGAACGACCAGATGCCATGTTTCCCAGCGCTGCCCACCTGGTGGTCGAGTTTCACCGACCAGCCCTTGAATCGAATCACCAGCATCACCGAGCTCCGTAGGAAAAGGCCGTAGTCTACTCCTAATCCTGGCAGGCCTGGTTCGCAGCCAGGAGCTGCGCCTCGTAACCGATCCGCTGCAAGCGTTCGGCGAGCAACGCACGGACCTTGGTCTGTAGGTCGTCGCTCTTCTTCAGCCCAGCCGCTGCCCATGCCGGCACCTCCACCGCCGGCACCCGGCACGGCACCGCCACCGGCACTTCTACGCGCACCGTGCGCGGCTCGGCTTCCTGCCGGACGGCGCATCCCGCCAGCGCAACCATCACCAGCATCAGCACCACCCTCATAGCCCCAACTCCTGATCGATGACCACTTCGGCTGCCAAGCACTGATCACCAGCGGAGCGCTCACGCAACAGGCGCTGTGCCGCGGCATACTGCTCCGCGGCCTGCTGCCGTCCCCGATCCACAGCCTGCGCGGCATCCCGCGCGCGCTGCTCACCAGCCTGACGCAGCGCGGCAATCTGCCCGCCCTGCTCCACTACTGCGGCCTCCAGGCTCCCACGAGCGGAACGGCAGGCAGCCAGATCCGCGCTCGCGGCATCCAACTGCGGCCGGTAGTGCCGCGCGCCGAGCCAGACTCCGCCGGCGGCGCCGAGGCCGAGCAGCACCAGGCAGGCCAGCGCGATCGAGACAACACGGGCGGAGATCACGACAGCGGCTCCAGGAACAGCGCCCGTTCCGCCGCGCGCCGCTTGACCAGTCCTTCCAGGCGCTTGCCGCCCGCATTCACCCAGCGCGGGAACTGGTCCGCCGCACCCCGGTAGTCACCCTTGTTCAGTAGCTTGAGCAGCGTGGACGACGCAAGATTGGCCGATCCCAGGTTGTAGACGAAGCTCATCAGGGCATCCCACTGATTCTGGTTCAGCGGCACTTTCACCAGCTTGTCCAGTTCAGGCTCGAAGCGCTGAATGTCATTGGCCAACATCCGCTCGGCCTGCTCAACGGTGATCGTCATGTAGCGGGTCACGCCCCGCGTAGTGCCATAGCCGATGGTCCAGACACCCACCGAGTCCTGATAGGCGGACAAGCGCAGGCCCTCGAACGATTTGATGAGGTCTATGCCTCGTTGGGAAGTACGCATTTACGGGTCTCCAGAAACGACGAAGCCCGCGCAAGGCGGGCTTTCGTTCGTCGATAGGTGTTGTCAGGCTGGTAGCTGATCCGGCAGAGGATACCTGGCCTTGATCTCCTCGACCTTTGCGATCCAGGCAGAGTAGTCCGGCTCGGTACCGGCCTTGATCGCATCGAACTCGGCCTCGGTCTTGAGCGGATCACTTTCCAAGCGGTAGGCATTCGCCCGCGCCGCGGTTGCGGCATCGTACTCAGCCTGCCAGCGTTCTTGCGCCTGCTGTTCAGCGGTCTTTACCTGGCCCCAGTCGATCATCGCGGTAACTCCACCGGGCCGTCGGCCTCGATCAGCAACGGTTCAGGGAAGCGAGCAGCGGCACTGGCATCATCAGCCAGCGGGAACCGCAGGCTCAGTTCCAGCCGGTCGGCACGTCGCACTGCGGGACCGGCGAACCACTCTGATCCAATCGCCTCAGCCGGCAGTTCGCCACCCTCCGGTAGCGGTGTGAAGTCGAACGACTGGCCGTTCACAGTGAGCACATCGCCAATCCTGACCAGCGACAGGTGCTCGTCGCTGCCTGGCAGTGGTGCGTACGGTGACAACTTGATGATCATCAGAACCATCTCCCTACCAAAGTGAAAATCAAACGATTGGTGGCCAGTGCGTCCTGAAGGATGAAGAACAATGTCGAGCCGTTTGCATAGGCAACTTTCAGCCCGTTTGCCACAGAAGGGTTGCTCACATGCGACGCCCAACTCACGCTGACACCGGTGCTCCAATTACCCAGAAATGCAGCCGGCAGGGGCAGTGTTATAGACGTATTTGGCTGCTGACTACCATCACCCAACAACGTGACTATGCATATTTGCGTTCCATCAGCGAACCTCACGAACTCACCATTCGCGTTGCTGCCGCGTTGGATTACTGCCCCGGTAGGCGCTCCGCTCGACTGCGAAACAGCGCCGAGAATACTGTCTCGCGAATACAGCGCGCCCGAACTACCAAGCGCTTCGCGGACAGCCGCACTGCCGAGGCCGAGATCCCCCCGCGCTGCCGCCGCATTTGCAGAGAGCGCCCAGGGCTTGATCCCCGCCAGGGTTGCCCCCCACTGGTTGGCGATCAAGTTGAATCGATCCGACAGATCCTTGTCGTAGCCCAAGATCGGCGCCACCGCATAGGACTGGCCGCTGGCCGTGCTGCCCTGGTAGTTGGGCTTGATCGAGATGACCGTCGAACTGGCCACGTTTGTGACCTCGTACCAACGTCCATCGGGTCCGCGAAATGCATCGCCGACTCGGGCATTGGACGAGAACTGTGTGCCGGCACCGGTAACGGTCGGGCTATTTGCGGTCACCGCTACTGTGCCACTGGAATACCAAGCCATACGGCCTCCTAGTAATCACGCCATAACTAAAAGCGGAGTGTTAAACGGAACCTGGAAAGCAGGTTGACTACCACCCGGCATGTAGGCTGTCACGTATATGTGTGAATTCCCTGAGAATACAAACCCTATGCCCACGTCAGAAGGATCAGGCGTATGGCCTGTTTGCGCATTGAAATGACTCACTAAAAAATATGCCCCACCCCACGTCCACGGAGTAGCCCAAGTGTTCAACGTATAACCAGGCAGCGCGCCTGTATCCCTGCCAGCGTAGTTCCAATTCTGGCTTCCACCTAAATATCGAGCAATTTGACGATTGCTATCAAATACAACTCGTGACTCATTATCGAATACCTGCATTCCCCATCCAGAGGTTCTAGGCAAATACACGGCACAGGCTTTCCACTTACCGCCATACGCAACTCCAGTCATTGCCGAGAACACAAGTTGAGAGAACGTGAACCCGGTCCAGCTACCGGGAACTCCCACATGCTTAAAAAAAGATATTAGATGGGAACCGTTTGGCGAGAAGAATACAAACGGAGGAACTACGCTAGCTATAGGTGCGGGATACGTGACACTCCCTCCGCTGTATGTTCCTTCTGCAACGACATGCATGCATGGGTGATCTTGATCGATTATTACCTGACCGTAATCACCTACAAACTTCACGCCGTAACTCATGAGAACATCACCGCATATAATGTATATATAGAGTTAGACGAACCATTTCGCATAAATGTTATAGTGGATCCAGATATTGTGTATGACGGTATATATGCATAGGGATTCCCCTCGACCGTTAAGAACAGCACTCCCCTTGATGAATCGAACCCCGGCACAGCAACCGACATACCTTGCGAAATACTTCCTATAACCAGTCGATACACCATGCGCATGGCGTAAGAGGAACTATCGAACACAATGCTACCGCTAGCGTTGCGCTGCCGAATCCCGAAACTCATACATCCAGATTCCCAATCTGGACTCGTAGAACTAAGTTTCCGTCATACACTTTGATCGCCTCTGCCGTTTGCCGCATAAAACCTCCGCTAGTGGAACTGTTCATCGTCAAGCTCCCCGCTTTATCCAGCTTCCACAGCGGCTCGCCGTTGGCACCGAGGGCTGTCGACTGGATCACGTTGCCGATCTTCGCGTTGGTGATCGATCCGTCCTGGATCATCGCGTTGTTGATGAACATCTGTCCGCCGACGATCGAGACCGGCGCCACGGTCTGCCCGCTGGAACTGTTGAACCAGAGGAACCGATCAGCCTGAAACGCCATGGTCGTCACGCTCGTACCGCTGTCGAACCCAAGCTGGAACCCGGTGGCGTACTGCTGCCCATTGGCATGGGCCTGGAGCTTTACGCTGTAGAGCGCCTGAACGTTCCCATCCAGAGAGGCCACTGCCTGGGACGTCGTCTGGATTGCCGCACTGTTGCTACCCACCTCCGCTGAAAGTTGGTCGATGCGCTGGGCAGTGGCTTGTCTGTCGCTCGCGGTCACCTGCTCGACCGTGGTAATGCGCCCCTCCGCAGTTGCAGTCCGCGCTTCAAGCAAGCTCGTCCGCTTCGCCTGCGCTTCGTCCTCGTTCGCCCGCACGGTGACTTCGGTGGCGGCTCGAGCAATGGTGTCCCAGCCCTTCAGCGCATCGGCCTTCTCTCCGGTCGCCGGCTCCCGGCGGGCGACAGCCTGCAGAACATCCAGGCTCGAAGCCGCCGCTTCGACCTTACCGTCGAGCTCGGTGATATCCGCGGTGTTGGTGGCCACCTGCTGGGCCAGGCCGTTGGCCGTCTCGATCGACTGTCCGATGTCGGCCCAGTAGGTCGCGTTCGGCGGCGAGGCGTTGAGCGGCACCGTCTGCTTCGCTTGATACAGCCGGTTGCCGACCCGCACGATATCGTTCTTCGCGTAGGTCTTCGTCGGGTCGTAGGCCAGCACATCGGACAGATTATCGATCTGGCCCTGCAGGCCACTGATATCGACCTGCATCTGATCGATGTCGGCGAAGAACTGCTCGCCCAGCGCGGACTCGACGTACTCCTTGGTGATCAGCTCGTTGTACTCGCTCGCATCCGTCGAGCTGATGCCGTCGACCCAGGCCGACCAGGGGCCGACGTTGCCGGTCCGGTCGATCAGCCTCCCGCGGAAGGCCAGGCGAGCGCCGGCCGCCAGCGAGGTCAGCGTGTGGGTGTCGGTCGGGTATGCAAACAAGCCCAGGGCAGTTGCGTTCTGTTCGCTGCCGCCTGGGGTAACCGACTGTTGGATCTCGGTGTAGGCGGTGTCCGCCGCGCCACTGGCCGGGAATCCCCACTCCAGGCCGATCTTCCACGGTCCGCTGGTGGTACGCAGGAATGCCAGCGCCGGCGGCGCGCCGGTCTTACCGGTGATGTTGGTCAACACCGAGTTCGCCGGGATCGACGACACGTTCATGGAGTTAACGGCGCGCACACGCGCAAGGTATTGGCCGGTGTATACCCCGCGGACCTCGACCATCAGTTCACCCGTACGCGGAACCCTGACCCACTCGCGCGAGCCCCAGCGCCACTCTACGTCGTACGCTACCGCGTCCGGTGCCGCGTCCCAGGCGATGGTCATGATCGTGACCGCCAGGCCTTGCTCGACCGCGATGTGCTGCGAGATCAATACGCGTGCAGGCGGATCCTGCACCCCGGACGGCAGGACGCTGATCGGCCGAGAATCGATGATCGCCCCGTGATCAATCGCATCAAACTTGCCGGGCTCGTGCTGGATGACCTCAAGCTGAAATTGCTCCCAGCTTGGCCTGGTCACATTCTTGACATAGAACTGCATCAGGGCCAGGTCGTCGTAGTCGATCGCCCACCCGCTCTCAGGGGAAGGCTCTTCGCTGAAGTCGGCCACCACTGTTATGACGCGCCCATCCAGGCCTTGAATCGCTCTGGCTTCCGAGCGCCCGCTGGGCAAGTTGACCCGCAGTCGCGCGCCGAGCGGGATATCCACATCTCGATCAACGGTGATTGCTCGTCCAGACACCGCCGAGATCCTGCCGCCGTTCGCACGACCGGCAAGCATGGGGTCTGCCAGAGCCACCACCTGCCCAGGGCGAGGGATGAATCCATCCAGGCCAACCTTCCAGACGGCACCACGAGTCTGCAATTGCTCAGTCATAAGCGCCCACTGCCCCGCCCGCTGAGCCTGGCCCTGACTGGTGCAGCCAAGAGCCCCGACCGATACCTCCCTGACGATACCGCCAAGCTCGACAATCGCATCCTCGTCGAAGACCGGCTCCTTGTCTGTCTCGAACGCATTGGCAGGATTGTCCCAAGAGACCATCGCCAGCGAATGGCGGTCTCGCGTCCGTGTCCCCGAGTACGCAACCACGCCATCGTTCAGAATCTGCGAAGTGGTGTAGGTGTAAACGGGGTCCTGCGGCATGTCGGCGTTGACAGTGATCTGGCTACCATCCCAGAACGCCAACCCATGAAAGATTGCAGCGAGATCCTGAAGAACGGCATACGCCTCCTCTTGCTTCTGAAGATAGAGGTTGCAAGTGAACCGAGGCTCTTGACCGCCCTTCCCGTCCGGCACCAACTGGTCGCAATACTGCGCAATGCGATAGAGGGCCCAACGGTTGACCATGCTCTGGTCGATGCGCTCGCCCAGGCCGTAATAGGGGTTCAACACCAGGTCATAGAAGACCCAGGCCGGATTGTTGGAATAAGCCTCCTTGAAGGTGCCGTCCCAAACGCCATTCGTGGTACCGGGGCCGCCGGTAAAATAGGTCCGAGTCTCAGGGTCATAGTTCATCGGGACCCGCACGATTCGCCCGCGCATGAGCGCAGAGAACTTCGGAAAGTCACCCCCGAACTGCTGGGCGTCATATTCCACGCAGCCAAGGGCGGTGAGCGGAAACTCCTGGTTGCTGTCGACAACTTCAGCTATCGCAGTCAGCACCATGGTGTCCTGGACCAGAGAGCTGTTCGCCTCCGGCGTGATCCTCCGCACGCGTACCGCCCAGTGCCCTCCTGCCGGCAGGTTGATCCGGTGGGATCGGTAGTAGGTCGTAACGTTCTTCCGGTCGACAAACGTGCTGAGTACAGTCTGGTAAGGAGCACCATCCGTGGCGACATCGATCGCGTACTCAATGCGCACCCCATTGATGTTCCCGGACGAGTCCTGCGCCTGCAGGTTGGGCCAGGACAGGCGCACGCGTACCGCATCCGCCGTAGCGTTCGTGACGGTGTAGATGTAGGGCTGCGTGCTGAGCAAGGTCTGACCCACCGCAATCTCATTGCTGGATTCCGCTACGCCCTCTAGTCGCTCCTGATTTAACTCACCTGGACGAAACTGCCACTTCACGTCGGGGTAGTTCAGCGTGCCGTCTTCTGCCTGGATCGGAGTACCGTCAAGCTTGATCGACTTGAGTCCATTGACTGGCCCAACAATCGGCCCCCAGCTCAGGAGATACACGATCCGAGCAGTGGACAGGGAGGCAACGCCGTTCTGGGCAATGTGCGGCTGCTTCGGCTTGGAACTGCCCCCCTTGCTTCCACGCAAAGGCTGATGGCGCTTTTTGGTCACAACAGACATTTTCGATCTCCAGAAACAAGAAACCCCGCCGAAGCGGGGTCTGGCAGCAGTCGTGCTAGAGCTGGTCTTCCGTGTAAACCCCGCCCGACTCGACGGCGCCGCCGATCTCTCGCTCGCCGTAAAGCACTGGGTATGGGTTGCCCTGAGCGATAGTGGTCATGGCACCACCGAATCCATAGCTCGGGTTATTCCCATCCTCGTTCTTCGCGGCGGAAGCCTGAGTTGACGGGGCCAGCATCTGGGCAACGCCACCAAGTGCCAGGCCGGCGCCGCCAGCCATCATTGCAACGCCTATTGCCGAAGTGGTGCCGAACGTGAAATAGCCCGCAACGACCAACGCCGCCCCTAGGACCGTCTGAAAAATCCCGGAACTCTTGCTGCCTTGGATGACTGGCACGATGCGGATGACCGACTCGCCGGCTCCGGCCAGGTCAAGCTCCTCTTCGCGAAGATTTCGCCTTCCTACGAAGACCGCGAACCGCATCCCGCGCTCTTCTGCGGTTCGCATGAATTTCTCGAAACCATCTACCATGCTGGCCAGGGCAATGGTGGCCTCTCGCGGCCCTGATACATCGAGCACATACTCACGGCCAAATTCGCGGCGCAACGCGCCATACAGTCGGATGGTCTTCATTCGGAGAAGTCCTTGTGACGAAGGATCAGCCGGAGCCTGTTGGCCATGGACCAGCCATAGATTTCGCGTGCAGCCGCGCGACCCGCCATGTGGTGATAGATGAACGGCCCTGATCCGCCCAGCGCCGGGGCCTCTTCGCTTCGCAAATGAGGCTCGGCACCAAGGTAGATCGCGGCATGGTTCGGGTGATAGCAAGGCCGCCCCGGAGTTGGCACTTGAAACACCAACATGTCCCCTCGCCGCAGGTCGTCAACGCGATAGAAGCCGGCCCTCTCGTAATTGTCCTCGTACAGGCTTGAGCCTTCCTTGTCCTCCCACCAAAGGTCCTTGCGCTCAAAGTTCGGCAGCGCCAACCCAGCTTCTCGCTCGTACCAATCCCTGCAGGCCCCCCAGCAGTCGAGCAAGCCGTGGGAAAACTCTCGACCAAGCAACGGAGCACGATAACCGGAGGGCCTGAACCAAAGCATCTCCCCGCCCGGCAGACCGATGATGCCCCACGGCAATCCGTGAAGCTCACAACTGACCCTGTCAGCCATGCTCGGGGTGGGAGCCTTGTCCGGATGGCTATGAATGACGGCAATCACTTCGCCGCGGTCCTCTGCTGCTGCGTAGTCCCGGTGATCCATGACGAAGTTTTCGCGATCACTGACCGCCAGGTTGCCACAAGGAGCGTATTCTCGGCCGCTATCGGTCTTGAGCAATACGCCACACGCCTCGCTCGGGTAGACGCTTTCGGCGTGCGCCAGGATCTGACACTGGAGCTTTTGACTGATGCGCATGCTTACCTCGACGAAACGATCAAACTTGCCCCCAAAGAACCGCCGAAGCGGTTGGTGTTGCCGCGCAGCTTGCAACTGCTCCAGCGGCCGCCGCACCGATCGAGAGCCGGGTTATCGGTAGGCTCATCCTTCTTCGTGAAGAGGGCGGCGCCGGTATAGGCGCAGGCCTCTCCTCGGTACTGACCTCGGCACGCCCACCGGCAAAGCTTAGTGATCTGCTGGGCGGGTAGCATCTGCCCCTCCATGTCGATAGGGCTGCTGAGCGCGAATGTGACCTGCTCACGGGTTTCCTCGGTCTTCTGCTCGATGAACCAGATTCCCACCCGAGACTCGTCGGCTGCGTCGGGGTTGCCATCAGGGAAGTTCGCGGCATCCAGATAGTGCCTCCACGTCTCGATCACCCGAACCCTGGCGCCACAGAGGTCTCGCAACTGAAGGCAGATGGCCGATATCGCTCCTCGAATGCCGGCGAGCTCGTTTGCCAGTTGGAGGGTCGGCGACGCGGGTCGACCATCGCCACGAATATCAAAGCCTTTTGCGGTGATTTGGATCGGCTCGTACACATTGCCCTGCCAGATGATCTCCCCTTCCTGGGCGTGGCCATGGAATCGCCAGAGATTTCCGCCAAGGCGCGTCGCATCCACCTCAAACAGCCGGATCAGGTTCCCCGGCTCAAGCTTCTGCACATCAGCATTGAAGGCCATGCGTTCTCCAGATATGAAAAAGCCCGCGCGAGGCGGGCTGGAAGGTTGTACAGCGTGGATGAAATGCCAGTGGCAACCGCCCTACCGGGGTAGTAGCGTCGTGCCTTCATGCAAGGGTTTCCCGACCCTGAGCATGCCGGCCCAGGGATCGGGAGGCGCCAATGTCGGCGCGGTTAAAGACCTAGGAGGTCAAGATGAGCGAAAAGCCCGTTGTGTCACCCTTCCAACTGAGCGTTATGGCCGCACTATCGGTGGTTGGCTCAATTCTTGGGTCAACGAACAAAGGGGCCATCGACAAGGTGGTTGAGCATATCGAGACCATCAAATCCAAAATGCCAGCAGATGCTTCCCTCCGCGACGGATCTTCTGAGCACCACCTGGCTCTTGATGCCTTGATTTCAGGGCTGAGGGCTGCCAGCAAGATGGATCAGATCTAAAGGATCGGCTCAAGCCCAAGAGCCGCCTCCATCCTCGAAAGCCGACGCTCGAGCAGGTCGGCTTTTCTTTCCAACTCGTCTGTAAGCTCTTTCGGCAGACACAGGCCAGTGACATCAACCGGCGAGATCGTTGCCTCCGAGACAAGCCTTTCGAACTCTGCACTACCAGGCTGCGGAAGCTCTACGACCACATCCAGCTTATCGAGTTTCATCACACTCTCCCGCGGCATAGCCGCTCATGGTTGGTTGTTACGGGTAGAAGACCTGAACGAACGTGAAGCTCAGTTCGTACAGACCTCCCCCCAACGGCCTCAGTTTGTATCCATTGCACCGGTATCGACCCTGTACGCCGCCAGGGGGCGTCCATAGGAACGACCTATACCCCTCGTGCCGGTCCAGGAAGGCGCGGGCGCCCAGGAGATCATCACCAGCCTCCAGGCGCCCGATGATCGTCATTCCATCCCAGGTCTCGGATCTGGTGTTGATCCCCGTTCCGCCGGACTGAACGTATCCATCCCCGAAGTCGTTCTGCCAGGTGAGTTGAGCAATCTCGCCGGTAGCTCCAAGGCGGGTGCAGTAAGAAAAGGTCTCAGCCACTTATCGCCTCCAAAGCAGACCGTTCTGCCCCAACTCTTCCCGAATGACGCTCCGGACCTCCTCCCGCAAGGCCAGCCCGGCAGCCTCTCCCTGCATTCGAGCTTCCTCTTGGCTCATGCCGGGCTGGGCATTAACCGTGACCGGAGCGTTGATAGTGATCGACGGTGCCTGTCCAGCCCCAGCACTCGCGCCGCCTTCCCTGCTGAGGAAGGCAGTCAGGTCCCTGTTTTGATTCGGACTGAGCACCCGCTCACCAGCATCAAGCAGCCAGGTACTCTCCTTCGGGATGTTGTCGATGCCGCCGTGCGCGATGCCCGCGAAGGCCGCCGAAGAAACTCCAGCAACCATTGGCGCGGTAGCTGCGGCGGCAGCCGCAGCAGCACCGGCAGCCAGGCCAGGGCCAACAATCGGGATGGCAGCCGTCGAGGCAAACGCTGCTAGCTGTGCCTGGAACGCCGTTGCCTGAGCATTGGCGACCAGCCCGATTGCCGCAGTCGATTGAGCCGTCTTCCCTACGACCAACTGCACCGCCTGGTAAACAAGCCACTGGGCGGCCATGTCAGCCAGGGCCTTGATGACCGACTTAGCCAGGTCCGCAGCCATGTCACCGAACGCATCTCCGAGACTCTTGGTCCGCGTGACGATATCGGTGATTGCATCGCCCAAGCCGTTGGTAGCATCGCCAAGTGCACCAGATACGAAGTCAGAGGCCTGCTTCGAGTAATTCTGCGCATCCTCCACGTAGGTTTCCCATGCGGAGCGGGCTCCGGACACCCAGTCCCCCTGGGCCTCAAGTCGAGCATCGTAGTTTGCCTGCAACTGCTCCAGCATTTGCTCATGGTGCTTCTGTTGAGCCTGGAGCTCTTGCTGGTACTCGTCGTCGCTCATCCCGACCGATCTGTCTGCATAGCGGTCGGCAAGATCCCTGCGGGCCTTGGCGTAACGGTCATTCTCCTCGTTCAGCTTGTCGAACAGCCCCCTCTGGCTATCGCTCATCCCCATCCCGAGGATTTCGCGTTGCCCTTCGAGCTTGAGATTGCCCAAGCTCTCGTCCATCGCGGACTTGATCTCTCTGAGCCGCTTCACGAACGGATTAGCCGCGTCCACTGCGGAGTTGAACGACTTGGCCGCCCACTCGATTCCCTTCGCATACTCCTGGCTCGTGATCTTTCCCCTGTCCTTCAGGGTGTTGAGGGCCTCGATGTTCTTCCTGTACTCGTCCGTCGCAGTCGCGGTAGGGTCGATCTCCTTCTTGAGGTCCCGATACCGCTCCTCAGCCTGCTTCAGCCCCTTCGTAGAGTCCTTCAACAGGTCCTTCTGGGACTTGGTCGAGGCATTCGCCTTGTCCACGGCTGCGGCATAGGCCAGGGCGCGCTTTTCATCGTCAGGACTTAGCTTCAGGATTCCAGCGTTGATCTGGGCGCGGAGCTTCTCTACCTCGGTCAGCTTGCCGGCGACAACGCTCTGTTTCTGCAAATTATCCAGATAGCTCGCGCCAGCCTTATCCGAAGCGAACCTTGCACCGTCCAGTTCTCGCTGTGTCTTCTGGATGGCAAGGCGCAAGGACTCTGCTTTCTCCTTTGCCTCGTCCAGCGAAGGACCAAACGGAATGTCGGTATTGTCGTCAACGCCCTTCTGGAACCGCTCCTGAAGCGCCTCGGCATCCTTCAATTGATCCTGAAGGCCCGCCAACTGCTGCTTCAACTGGTCATAGCTGAGCCCGGAAAGATCCTCCGGAATCATCGTCCGAGCGGCCTGGCGGATGCGGGTGGAGGCGTCTTCGAAAGCATTGGCCGCACGACCAGCATTGCTCTCGGCCTTGTCCCCGAAGTCGACGAAGGACAAGGCTACCATCCCCAGAGAGATGATCAGCCCCGGCCATCCAGCAGCAATCCTGAGAATCCCCGCGCCTGCTGTTCTCAGGGCATTTAACCCTGCCCCCAAAGCTGTGCTGGCCGCGAACCATCGGCCCATTGCGGCCGTCGAGGCAGTTTGAGCTGCGGTAAGTTGCAAGTTCGCCGCAGAAAGCGCTTCGGTTGCAGACACTCGCTGAGCAAGGGCTGCAGTAACCGCCTGCGAGCCCGCCACGGTGGTGGCCGTCAATTGCGCCTCCGCAGCCTGAAGCTGCTTGATGATGGCCGTTTCGGCTAGCCGTAACTCGGCCATTCGAGCGACAGACTGCTGTCGGCCAATCTCTGTGATTTGGGCCTTCAGCCGCTGGCCTTCGAGTTCGCGCTCAGCCACAAGCGATGCCTGCACCGCCCGCAAACGAGAGATTTCGGAGGCTTGTCGCTCCCGGTCAGCAGCCACCTGCGCACGAGCAGAAGCCACGGCCTGGCGTGCTCTGTCTAACTCGGCAACGGCCTCAGCCTTCACCGCCTGGGCGCGTCGCACCTCTCCAGCCGCAGCAACCGACGCGGCATAGGTCTGCTCCTGGGTCACCTTGACGTCTGCGATCTTGGCAGCCGTCGCACCTACCAGAGCGCCAGCAGTACGTCCGATCGCCAGGTACAGCCCAGTATTCAGGACCTGGACGAAGGACTGCACGTTCGTAGAGTCAAGCGACTTCGACAGGGAAACCATGGCTTCCGTAAAAGCCTTGGACACCCCGAGAGTGCTATCCAGGCTGCCGATCGCCCTGGTCGCGCTGTTCTCCAGAACTTGAAACGCACCAGCTATGGTGGTCTGGGCGCGCGCAAATTGGTCATCAATCGCGCGGGTTTGAGACAGAATCGCCTCGAAGACTTGCTTGGAAGTCAGTTTGCCCTGTTCGCCAAGCTTCCGGAGGTCTCCAACCGCAACCCCGAGACCGTTTGCGACGGCCTGGGCCAAGCCCGGAGCCTGCTCGAGTACCGAGTTCAGCTCCTGACCTCGGAGCACTCCCGAGGCGAAGGCCTGGCCGAGTTGCACCAGCGCACCTTCCGCGGCGGCAGCGGAAACACCACTGGCCGACATAGCCTTGCTGATGTTCTGGGTAACCTGGACAACTTGCTGTTGATTTACGCCGAGCTCACCAGTCGAAGCAGCAATACTCTGGTACAGTTCCGCAGTACCCTCCAAGGACGACTTCGCGTTCTGAGCGACGGAATACACTGCCTCCATCGATTGACTGAACTGAGCCTGACTTTCGCTGACCTGCTTGATGCGGTTCTCAATAGAGACCCAGGCTTGCGAATACCCAACAAGTTCTCGGGCGCTCAGATAAGCAGTTGCCGCAACGCCAATAGACTTGATTGCGCTAACTGCTGTAGAGCTCGCCCGCTGCGTGCTTTGCTCGATCCGCCCCATACTGCGCGCAGTGTCTTGGGCGGCTCGACTCATGTTCTGCTGGAATCCCCCAATGCGCGCAATGAGGTCGAGCGTCAGCACACCAAGGGAGCGAGAGGCCATTTAGCTTTTCTCCGGACAATAAAAAACCGCCCGAAGGCGGCTTGCATAGGGATTTTCTACTTCTTCAGATAATCATCCCCATTGAATATGATTTTCGGCCAATTTTAGTTTGGCCGATGCCAGTACAGACATGCCCATATCTCATATCTCAGACCGACAATGTCGGCATAGCTTAGCCTCCTCTCTGACGGCTTCCGCGCAATATGGGCATTTCTTAAAACCATTCGATATACCGACATCCACTGCAGCCTGACGAGACGAGCGTTCAGATGCTTGCTTATCTTCCCCTAGAATAAATATAAGAGGTATGGCGATTATCGGAGCGAAGAAACCAAAGACAAACCATAGGGCTATACTTCTTCTGCGAGATGCTGCCAGATACGCAGAGATTGACGCCAACCAAACCCCGAAAAACAAAATATAAACCCAATTATTATAAACTTCCTCAAACATATCTTACCTGCCGATTAAATCAGAAACTAAAACAGCTTACCGACCAAATCTTGCAGGGGATGGAGAGGAACCTGCCATGCTATACCCTGTAACCTTTCCATCTGGACCAAGAATTACCGAAAGCCCCTGGGTTTCGGTGCCAGCCCCCATAAACCCAACATAGGCATACCCCCAGGTAAGTACACGGCTCCCATCTGAATTGTATTGTTCCGCCATGGGCTTGCCAAAAATCGAAATCAACTGATCCTGAGTTGTTTGTCCCTGCACAATTCTATCCACCTGCTCCTGCGTAATCTCTTTTCCACTAGAGGCGCATCCACTTAAAACAGCAGTTAGAACTATTGAAGCAACCAATATCTTACGCATTAACAACCCTCCCGGTGGTGATCGCTCGGAATCTAGCACGGAGCCAGCATCCTGGCCAACCGGAGCGCCAGCACAGGAACCCAGCATCCTTGCCAGGTCAAACCCATGCGGCCATGGCTTGCTCGAGCGAGATACCCACCGGCTCTACCGGCCCCCGAACATGGGGACGGAAGTCGTCGGGTTCGCACTTCACACCCCCTACCTTGGCCTGAATCGCGGCTAACTGAGCCAGCACCCACTCCAGGCGATAGCTCCCGTTGAGGGAGCCACGCTTTTTCAGGTAGGCAACCCACGCCCTGTACTCATCGTAGTCGATGCGCTCCTTCGCCTCGCGAATGGTGCAACCGCCGATGCCGTTCAGCACGAGTTCATGCCAAACCTCATCGGCGGGCGTCAGTTTTTTTCGTCACCCGGCGCAGTGCCATTGACCTCCGCGACAGCCTGCAAGAGCAGGAAGCCCAACGCAGGGTCGAGGTTGAACGCAGTTTCGTAGGGAATCTCCTCTTCACCACCCTCACCCAGTCTTACGCTCTCGGCCAGGTAGCGCGCATTCTGGCTCTTCTTGTCGTCGTCTTGGGCGAACAGGCGTTCCATGGCGCCGAAACTGCTGCGCTTGATGAATACATCGAAGGTGTCCGTGACCGCCTTTTTCTTACCCGGCGGAGTGTGCGTCCAGGTGATGCTTTTCTTCACCAGTCCATCGCCCAGGACCGCGCCAGCGGCCACCAGATCGGCTAGTTTCATGTCTGCTCCTTACGCGGTTTTCGGAATCCACTGCCCTGCGCCAGAGCGCTGGATCGTGGCCTGGGTGGCGACCAGGGTGTTGGCTGCAAAATCGAACGGGAAGTCGCTGACGTAACCACGGAAAACGAACCATGTACGCGTCGGCGGAAGATCAAAGTCCCAGTCTCCATTGCTGTCTTGGTCTGCGGACGGGCTTACACCGACACCATCTGACCAGCCGACAGCAAAGACAATATCCTGGTCACTGTCATCCTCTGAGAGCTGAAAGAGCCGAACATGGCTCGCATTCCGCGGATCTGCATTCAGTCCGAGAGTGGCTTGACCAGGGGTACGCATGCCCTTCTTGTATTTGCGCGAGGTCTCGCTCAAGCACGGGTCCTCGATCTGATCCGCCGGGTTTCCTCCGGGGTTGAAGGAGGTTGCGCACTCGATCTCCATCACCGTAAAAGGACCAGATCCAGAGCGGGGCGGAACAAGGGCATAGACCTGAGTTCCTTGGGTAAGCATCGACATAACGTCTTCTCCTGTAGCAGGCAATAAAAACCCGCGCGGTGGCGGGCTGATTGGTTTAGGTGTCTATCGCTGGACTATCCAGTCGATGTCAAAGCTGACTCGGTAGGTCTTGGTATCAGGATCAACAGATTCCCCTCCCCAGCGGACTACATAGGCTGAAAGCTCAATTGCATCCCTGATGGCCTTTGCTGCATCTCTGGCTTCCGCAGCGGTGGCTGAGAAAATGTCCACCTGGAGGGTGAACCCATCGGCGTCAGGGCGCCCCCATAGGTAGTTCTCCGGCGATCCAGATATGGTCTGCCATGTTGCGTACGGCTTGACGACGAGCTGGGGGGACAGGCCAAACTGATACATCCTCAGCGGGGACGCACCGAGAATCGCGGTAACAGCGGGACTACTTGAGCAGACCTTAAAGATTGGCGGATGCATCACCTCCCCCTTAGAGCCTTGTCTATTTCGCCATCAAGCTCGGATATGAATTTTTCAGTAACGGGCTCAATGTTTTGAGACAGAGCAGGCCGCATGAATGGCTTCGCCGGCGAGTACTTGGTGCCGAACTCCAGATAGCGCCAGTGCCTGGTGTCGCCACCAGGATTTCCGCTTGCATCCTTGCTGTACTGGTTTCGACCAGCGCCGCCGCGCACTCCAACCTTCATCACCACCCCCCCTTCACGCCGCCCCTGCTTGGCGGACTCTTGAGTGATGATGTTCTTCCAGATTTTCTCTGGTGTTTCGGGATCATCGACAAGTCGCGCCTTTTCTCGTGCGGCATCCCTGACAATGTTCATCGCCCTGCGGGCTGCTTTTCTCAGGCCGTTCTTTTGGAGGCGCGGGCCAAGAGTTCTGAGTTTCTCGAGCACGCCTTCAAGCCCGGTGATGCTGAACTCAACGCCGTCAGCCATGGACTCTCCGGAACGCAAAGCTGGTGATGCCTTCTCGGCCAAGTTTCGACTCCTGGTCGTTTAGCTCGACACATTCGAAACCTTGACGCTCGCACCATCCGATCAAACCGTGCATCGTGTGGTACCAGATATGCTCACCCGGCTTGTAGTGCTTGGAGGACAGGCAGTCAGCCTGATCCTTATAAATCGGCATCGACACGAACAGCCACTCGCCAACATGGTCGAGCAGCTTCTCCGGCTCGGGAATGTGCTCCAGGCTGTCCCAGCAGGTCACAGCTTCTGCATGATGCTGGTATGGGTCGTAGTAGCGCTCCTGCACCCTCAGCCAGTCCACCGCCTCCGGGTTCACGTCGAAACCCATGGCGCCGGACTCTGTGACGAAACGGCCTCCGCCGATACCGATATCTACCACCTGGCCGGCAAAGTGACGGCGCACCAGATCAATACGAGCCTGGGTCAGCGCAGCGCCCATCGGGGTAGCGTCAAGCAGCTGGTACTTCTCGAAATACGGTCCCGTGTAGTCCATCGGAGGGCGCGGGTGGAAGCCCATGCCAAGCTCTTCAGACCAGAGCAGGCAGTCGGCCAGCCCAGGCGGCAAAGCGTGCGTCATGATCGGCGATCCTTTTGTCACAAGTGTGCTGTTTCAGGGTGCAGCGGCAGAACCTGTCGGGGACCGCGAAGGTGATGCGGGAAAGGTCCATACATTTGTCAGTGATGTGTTCTGGCGAGTTGTATCCGCCCTGACCGCCGCAGATGATCCAGGCCGGCACCTTGGCGGCGATGCTGGCCGGAACGATCCAGCCGATGCCGCCAATCACGGCATCTGCGTGCTGGAGCAGCGCCAGCAGTTGTTCAACCGGCAGTTCGCCCTTGTGGAACTGGATGTCAGCCGGCGGAAGTGGATCGAGCGCCCACTCCTTTCCCGGCTCCAGGTCCGCCACGGAAACCACTTTCCAGCCCCTGCGGCGCATCTCTTCGGCAGCGCTGGCGATGTACTCAGGCAGTGGGTTGCGCGTATCTGCACGCCACTCAGCGCGAACCGTGGCTGGCCGAACCAGCACATAGCGGCCATTGACCGGCGACGGGCCGAAGTCAGGCAAATCGAACGCACCGGGCTCGCACCGGAAAGCTTGTCGCAAGCCCTGGATGATCGGCATCTGGCCGTATGCGATTCGTAATTGTCCGCCACCGAAAGGCTTGTGCCACTGCGCCGGGCGCTGGACGTTCTTTGCTTGCGTGCGAAGTTGGGTGTATGGACGCACGCATTTCACATCGATGTCTGAATAGAGTTGCGGCCATGGCGTTTCGAGATAGGCGCCCTGGTGCTTCTTCACGAACGCGCGCGCGTAGATATTGTCACCAAGGCCAAGCATTCCGCGGATGAACAAGATTTCTCTACTCCAGAAACGACGAAGCCCGCGCAGGGCGGGCTTTCCGTTGGGTGGCGTGGGTTAGGTTGCCTGGTGGCAGAGATTTCTTGCGATCTCGTTCAGCATACCGGGCGGAGCGTTCTTGATTATCTCCTCAAGCTCGTTGGCCCTTTCATGTAGCCCGCTGCGTCTCGCTCTGTCTACTGCCAGATGGATGAGGGCCGCATACATATTGCTGGATCTGGCCATCTCGTCGAAGCTTTCGTCGCTCGACTCGACTGGAGCGCGAGCGGCCTTCGCCTCACTTGCCGCACATGCTAGGACTTTTCTTACCACACACGCCGTCAGGCACGAAAACACCTCTGGCCCATGCTGCTCAGTCATCGCAGAGAACGAATTTATGGCCAGCCGTTCGGCATCAGCGGCACAGTTTTCAACAGGCTGAACAATCAACTCCTCAATCAGAGGTGTAACCACACCGTGAGCAGTCAAAGCATTCAGCCTTGATCTCATGTTCTTGGTTCGCCCAACCTTCATTAGCCCGTGAGAAAACCTGACGCAGTACAGAACTGACTGCTTGGAGAATTCACGGGCAACCTTCTGGGCCTCTTGCCATTTGGTCATGCTCATGTTGTTACCTCGCTCATCAGACGAATAGAAACGCAGCGGGGCGGACGGATGAGCGACATCCGCCGTTCGGCTGTACGGGCCTAGCTGCGTGTTGAGCGCCCTTGCGGGCGAAATCGTTACTGGCCGTCAGTCAGGCCATCGGAGCAGCGCAAGCGCCACTCACGGCGAGCAGTGGCATCGGTCTCTGCACTGGTGATGTTGTAAACCCGGCCATCCCAGAGGATTCGCCAGGTGTAGAGCTCCAGGCGGTCAACCGGGAACCATCGGCAGTTAATGCGAGCAGTGGTCTCTGCCTGTTGCGCATCGGCAGCGATCAGTTCACGGCCGGGGCCTGTCAGCACCTCTGCGGGGACATCGAAGCGACCGGAAAACAGAACGGCCTCCCAGGTCGTTATCACCTCGCCGGTCACCGGATCTTGGGTATGCACCTGACGCTGGAACTCGATGCGGTGGCGCATGCGGTAGGCGAGCATGTCAGTCTCCGTAGAAATGATCTTTCACGGATTCGGGATGCCAAGCCCTGGCCGCATTGCCGGAGTAGGTTTTCGGGCACGCCTTGATGTCGTGATCCTTCGCGCCGCAATAGGTGCAGCGGAGATTTGCGCGCCGGGCACTGCCGGAATAGGTGCTTGGGCAGAGCGCTTTCGTGTGCGCATTGCTTCCGCAATAGGAGCAATACATTCAAACCCCCAGGCCGCATCGATACGGCATCAGCTTCACCTCGGCCGCCTTGCGCAGCGTTGCGATTTCATCGGGAGCAGCCTGATAGCTGGCCTGAAGCAAAAGAAGCACTCCGATGACCACGCTAGGCGGAATGCCTGGCTCGCTGCTGACTACCTCACTGCTCTCTTCGCAATTGCAAAGGCCATCAAGAGACTGGCGCCACATGAATTGGCAGGCCTCGTCCTCGGCCCCGTCCAGCAGCAATTGGAGCTTCGCGTCATCCCAGTCATGGATCACATCAAGGAAGGACTTTGCTGTATCAAGCGGGATCAGGCTCATTCAGCACTTCCTCCAGCGGGCGTCGAGCGAAGCAGGTCAGCGCTGTTTCGCGAGTACAATTTATGATTTCGATTGTCGGGTTGTAGCGCTTCAGGCGCTCGAACTCGGACGGCCACTCCGCGATCTTGCCGGCGCTCCCAAGCCCCTTCGGGTGGTCGCCGTGCCAGTGCGATTGACCATTGGTTTTCTGCATGTCATAGCCCAGCAGGATGATGCGTTTAGCACCCCTGGCGATGGCCAAGGAAACTGCGCCGCCACCTGAGTTCCTGTAGTGCTCTATGCGCGCCGTCTTGATTCCGAAGGGGTTGGCGCTGAGTGTCAGAAGCTCGCCACAGAAGTTTGCTTTAGCCTCGGCGGCGTATTTTTCCCACCAGGCCTTATCCATTGCCCACAGTGCATCAGCCCAGGGGGTCAGTCGGAACGTTGTGTTCGTGCAGATGGCCGCCCTCTGCGGCGCGGCTGCTCGCCATCGCCTGACTCGTTCGCAGTCTTCTGCTGTGAGGCTGGGGCCACTTGCGAGGCAGACAGCGACTCGCCAGCCACAGGCTTTGGGATCTCTGATTCCACAATCTGGCAAAGACCGCGCGCCACCAACTGGCGAGCCAGATGCTCGGATGCAAGGTATGCATCACCACCAGCCTTTCTCACGCGACCGCCGTCCAGGTATGAGCGAATTGGCTTGATCATTACGTCAGGCATAGTCACCTCAAAGAAAGAGGGGCCGGTCTCCCGGCCCCTTCCAATCAGCTGGCGGTCAGCGAACCAGTCACGAAAGCCTCGGGGCGATAGACCGCGAAGGCCAGCCGCTCCTCGGCGCGGATGGTGACCATGTTGTTCTCGAAGTCCTTGTCGTTCTCGGTGGAAACCAGAACCTCGATGTCCATGCGGTCGAAGATCTGGGCACCGAGAGAGAACGCACCGGTCAGGAACTCGTCCTGAGTGATGGCCTGGGTTTCCACCACAGGCAGACGCCAGAGGGTCGGAGTGGTGCCGTTCTGCGGGCTGCCGATGATGTAGCGGTTCTCGGCGTCCTTGGTCAGCTCGATCAGCGCCCAGTCGATGGGGTTGAGCACGATACCGCTGGCCGGGAACTCGGCCAGTTGCGCCTGAAGGATCGCCAGGCGGATGCGGTCGATTCGCTGCTCGGCGGTTACCACTACGCCACTCGGCGGCGCGTAGGCCTGTGCCTGCGGAATGATGCCGTGCAGATTGGCGCCGGTCCCGTTCCCGTAGAGCAGTTGACCTTCTTCGACCAGCATCAGGCCGTAACGAGCGCGCCCATCGATGTAGCTCTGCAAGGCCGAAGCGTCGTCCAGGATCTGGCGACTTGCCTTGAACAGGTGTGCGATGGTGCGAACCGGCGCGTTTTCCAGTTCGAAGTTGAGGTCGGAGTACGGCTTCTGGGTGCTTTCCGAAACAGGAGCGGCATTGTTGACGAAACCGGTCTCGCGAACGTACTCGACGGAGTTCGACTCAGTGGTGCCAGGCGCAACCAGGTCTCGGATGGTCAGTCGACGCTGCGGCGCGGCAACGACACCGGGGCGACGATCAGGAGCAACCAGGGCGCCGCCAGAGCTGTCGATGGAGGTGATGGCCGAGCGCGGCATGGATACGCGATGCGAACCGCGCAGGGAGCTGGTTACACCCTGCTCTTTCAGGCTCTCTGCGACCATTTGGCCGACGGTCTTCGGTGCTTCTTCGCCGCCGTCACGCTTCTCGTTGGCCAGCATGGCTTGTTCCGCGGCGCTCAGTCGTGCTTGCAGTTCGCCCTGAGCAGTCAGCAGTTCGTCGACCTTGGCGCGGGTTTCCTTGTTCATCTCGCCGAAGTTGGCGATCTGGGTGTTGACCTGTTCGGCCTGGGCCTTGATCTGGTCACCGACCTGCTTGAGGCTGGCGTTCAGTTCGCCGATTTGTTTTTCGAAGTCGCTCATTGCGATTCTCCTTGGAGGAATTTGGTGATGTCTTGTGCTGCCCGTAGTGCAGCGGAGAGGTCAGGAGCGACAGCGCCAGGCATATCGGTCGGGGTGTCACCACCCCCGCCAGCAGCGCCAAGCATGCTGGTCTTGAAGTCGTTGATGAGTTCATTGCGCTGGCTTCGCGGCATGCCGCTGCGAGCCAGGGCGGCATCCATTCGGCGCTTGGCCAGGATGGCTTCGCTGCGGTTGCTGGGAGCGCTGGAGATCTCGTCGGACTCCAGGAAGGCATCTGCCCACCCTTTGTCGACGGCTTCTCGCCCGCCGATCCAGGTCTCGGCGTCCATCTGCTTCACGATGTCGTCGATGTCGATTCCCGTGCGCTGTGCGTAAATGTCAGCCAGCGTCATGTCGAATGGCTCCAGCCAATCGGCGATCTCGCGGAGATCATTCCGATTGCCCATGGCGATCAGCCAGGCGTTGTGGATCATCAGGAAGGCGGCGCGGCCGATGCGGATTTCATCCCCCGCCATGGCGATGAAAGAGGCGGCAGAGGCAGCCAGGCCGATGATGTTCACCGTGACCTTGCCCTTGTGCTCGCGCAGCAGGTTGTAAATGGCCAGGCCTTCGAATACATCGCCGCCAGGGCTGTTGATATTCACGGTCACATCGATATCGCTGCCGATGGAGCGCAGAGCGCCAGCAATGCGTTTTGCCGTGACACCTTCACCGGTCCACCAGTCGTAGCCAATCGGCTCGTAGATGGTGATCGTGGAGTCCGGGTTATCGCCAGAAGCTGCTCGAAGCTCAGGACGCCATGCATCTAGCGCTTTGGGCGCCAGGTCGCACTGGACGCCCGAGCGCGGGCGAGCCTCCGGCGCTGCCGGAAGATTTCGCAGAGTCATGGGTTACTCCTGTGGTTCTGGCTGGCTGAGCCAGTTCATGAGCGCGGCGCGGACGGCCTGGCTCTCGTTAGATTGACCGAGTTGGTCGATTGGAACTAGGTTGGATTGGACGGTGAGAATGTCTCCGCCGGGGAGTTCTGGCAGGTTCTCTTTCCGCCGACCTTCGTTGCGGGTCATGAAACCGTTTTGCGCCATGGTGCTGTACCAGGCAGCGCGACCAGCGCTATCAGCCTTCAGGAACCCCTCAATGGAGAACTCGGCGTAATAGCGAATCCGCTCGGGCGCAGTTAGCAGCCGCTTATTGACGCACTGCTGAATCTGATTCGTGATCGAGCTGATCGAGAATGTCAGGAACGCGAGCATCTGCTGTTCAAGCCCTGTCCCCCAGTTGCTCCCCTTGTCGGTCTGGCCAATCATCCAGGGCGGAACCCCGAACCATCTGCAAATCTCGATCACGCCATGCTCTCGCGTCTCCAGCAACTGAGCATCGACCGGATTGATGCCGATGGTTTCAGGGGTAATCCCCTGCTCCAGAACCGGGGATCTTCCGGAGTTCATCGCGCCCGATACGGACTTCACATACTCCCTGAACTCCTCCCGCTGCGCAGGCTGGAGAATGCGATCAACCTTGAAGGCGACCGTGGGTAGAAGTCCGTTCTTGAATGTGCCGTTGGCTGCGTCCTCCGCCGACATGACCGAGCCGAAGACATCAACTCCGTACCTGATTGCAGAGAGACCAATTCGACCATCCAGCGTGAACGCCGGGATGTGCAGCATGTTGGTACGCTCGATCTCTCTACGAGCACCCTTCTTTGGCGTATAGAAGTACTTCAGGCGACCGTTGTCATCACACTCCAGGTCGATCCTCGATGGAAGCAGGAAGTCCAACGCAGCCGGTCTGCCCGCAGCACGGCGAATCTCCGCGTATGCGTTCCCCCAAAGCAGCATCGATGCGACCATGGCCTGCCAGAACTGGAAGGCCGTCATGTCGTCATTGGGGCTGTTGTGAACAACATCGTAGAGCGGGAACGACCGAGCATCGACTCTGCTTCCGTCCGCTTTCCGCTCGTACACTCCAAGCGGAAGGCCGGCGACAGAAGTAGAGATCAAACGAACACAAGCCCATACCGCAGACAACTTCATTGCCTTGTCGACAGTGACTTTTTTCCCGCTAGACGACTCTCGCCCCAGAAACTGCGACCAGAACGCGCCATCTGTCAGGCGGATGGTCTTATCCCCCCAACCGAACAACGAGGACCTTGGAGCAGACGCAGCACTGCTCAGGACTTTTCCGAGACTCTTACTCACTGGTCAGCCCCTTGCGAATGAACGCCGCGATGGCGAACGCCGAAGCTGCACCGGAAATGAGCGCCCAGCCGAGCCCCAGCAGCACGAAGGTTCCGGCTACGAAAAGAGCCAGACCAAGGACGCCGAAGAAGAGGTAGAGGCCAGTAGCGATGTTCATGCGATGATCGGGTTCCGTATGGCGTTCATGAAGTCGTCGCCGTCATCAACGCCGGCAACCAGGGCGCGCCCCATAGCCATGATCAAGGTCACTGGACCGTCGATCTTGCAGTTGGGGTCGTTGTCGTTTTCCTTGCGCGGGTAGATGTTTTCCTTGGCATCGATCTTTGCCGCCACGTTGCCCATCATCCAGGTCATGACTGGGTTTCCGTCATGCCAGAGCGTCCGCGCTATCACCCTCGCCTCCACCTCCTTCATCGGGTCGCTCATGTTCTTCACCGTCTGGTTGAAGTCCACGACCGGGATTGAGGTGTTCGAGAGGCGTGTGATCAGGTAGTTGGCCTGCCAGTCGTCGAAAGCGGCATCCTGTAGGTCGATCTGTTTTGCTAGGTCAAGGATGTCTGCCTCGATAAAGGCGTAGTCCGTCATGCTTCCTGGAGTCAGGACCAGGTGACCCTCAAGCGCGAAGTTCTGATACTTCTCGTTTTCCTCGGCGGCAGCCTCTGGAGCGTAGAAGCGGGGAATGCAGTAGAACTGTCCCGCCTTCTCGAACAGCATCACCAGGGCGGCCACGTCTTTCTTGCTCGCCAGGTCCAAAGCCATCCAGCAGCGGCAGCCGGCCATGTCCGCAATCGTGAAGTCGCGCTTCTGCCGCTGCCAGGCCAGCATGTTCATCCAGACCGTCCTAGCTCCCACCCACTGGTTCAGGTGCTTGGTGCGGAAGGCGTTCTGCTTCGACGCCGAACGCTTGGCCTGCTGGAGCTGGGCCAGGAGGAAGTCAGGGAATACCGACACTCCGTAATTCGGATTGGCCTTGATCAGACTCGCCGGGTCATCCCACGAGTCATCCTCGTCGATGCTGTAGATGATCCCGAAGATCGTCTCGTCGTTCGTCTGCCCTTCAAGAATTCGGATCACATCCCGGCGCTTTTCGTAGCAGGGGCCGCCGAGATTCGACCCTGCCGTCGTAATGATCGACAGCAATGGCTGTTCTCGTGCCCCCATGCCGGTCTGCATGGTGTCAACCAGGGCATCCGTGTCGTGTTCGTGGTACTCGTCCACCAGGGCAGCATGGGGGCTCGCACCGTCCCCGGGGTTGCCGATAACCGTCTCGAACTTCGACATATCCTCCATGACGAACATGGGGCCAGGGTTCTTCTGGTTGCCAGAAAGCTCGATACCGAATCGATTACGCAGGTTCTCCAGCTTGTGCGCCATCATCCACGCCGGACGGAAAACCTCGAAGGCCTGCTTCTCGGTGGTGGCGCCGGAGTAGACCTCGGCCCCCGACTCTCCATCTGCGGCGAATAGGTAAATGCCTCGTGCGGCAAGACGGGCCGACTTCCCGTTCTTCCTGGGAATCTCTTCGTAGGCCTCGCGGAACCTGCGCTTGCCGGTGTCCTTCTTCACCCAGCCGAAGATGTTGGCCTCGATGAATACCTGCCAAGGCTCGAACACTAGCTTCGACTTCGAAGCGCTCCATTTGCCTTTGGTGTGAGGCATGAGCTGCATGAACTTGACAGCACGATCTGCCTTGGCCTCATCGAAAACGTATGGCCAATCGTCATCGCCCTGGCGATCCAAGTCATTCAGGAAGCGCTGGCATGCAAGCTTCACATACCGGCACGCAACGATAGCCCCACCCACGACATCGCTAGCGTACTGTCGCGCAATGTCGCTGGGGGTCATCTCAGAAATCCTCGAACTCGTCCTTCTCCTTCGGCTTTTCCAGGCCGAACTTCTGGCGGTCTGACGGCGTTAGTCCAAGCCGGGCCAGGTTCCCGATCAGGTGGGTGTACTTGCCAACCGCGAACTCAGTCGGATCGGCGCGGTATTCAGCAAGCAGGTTCGCGGTGACCTCCAGGATGATCCGGTCCGATCCCGTCAGAACGCCCTTGATCGAATGAGCGCACAACTCTTTCCATGCGAGACGAGCGGGGCCTTGCAGATGGATGGGCGCTTCGCCGACATCCCCCTCGCCCTTTGCTGACTCCTGCCGGTAGCGCTGAGGGTTCTTCTTGTCCGCGCCCTTGAACTTTGCGACCTCGGCAGGCTGCTTGTGACGGGCCATTCGGGAACCTAAATTCTGTGGAAATGGAAAAAGACTTGGGGGCGCGGTGTCCTAACGAAAAGTTCTAAGGTTTTGACCCGCCCCACCCCTATAAATGAGACTTTTTCTCATTTAACTCGATTTTTCGGTAAAACCGCACGAATCCAGTGAAAACCACTGCCTTCATTCGTAAATATCTCGATATCGTCGTGTCCGCGCGCTGAGAGAACCCGACTATTTCCTAGATGCCGCCGACTCCCTTGCCGTCTTCCTCGCATGACATGGGTAGCCAGCAATAGCCATCAGGTTGGCGTCATCGTCTGTGCCGCCCTGGCTCAGCGGGATGATGTGGTCCACCTCTGTGGCGATCCTCTTCACCCCCTTGCACTCTGAGCACTGGCACATGTAGCCATCCCGCTTGAGGATGCGCTCTCGCTTGCGACGCCACGGCCTGCCACCGCGTCCGTTCCCCCATGCCTTGTCCTCTACCTCGTGCTTAGTCACTCCCTTGGCCTTGGGCTTGGTGTGACGCTGAGGGAGGTCAGGCACTTCCGGATACCTGATTGCCAGCTGCCTGATCCGGCGGGGTCCAGCCTTGCCGCCTAGCTTGTGCCGGTCTGAGGAATGAGAGCTTGCCACCCTGCCATTCATCAGGATGGAGGGCCAGCAGTCCGGAGCGCAGCAGAGGCTCGAGAACCTTCATGGCGCTCACTGTCTCGCCGCTGTACCCAGCAATGTCATCAGGCGTCCAGGGCCGATTGGGGTTGACCTCGACTCCTGCAGGGATCGGGTGACTCTTCATGAGGGATTTCCTTCATCAGACATCCCGATGAGCTTCGCGACCATCAGGGCTTCGGCGAAATCATTTGCGTTGGCATCTCGCCAACGGGATAGCCCGCATACGTGGTAGATCAACTCCCGGCCAGGGAGCGGGCTTTCGGGGCGCTCGATCTTGTAGCGAACCTGGACAACCAGCTTGCCGAACCATCCGCGACGGACTCGAACAGCAGCTATCTGGGTTTCCCTAGCGGAGCCCATAAACGTCGACATCATCGCTCCCCTGGCGGTGTTGCCAAAAGGCTATTACTGCGTACCGGCTGATGCCCTTGGATCGGTGTTCCATCCAGATAGCTGGTCGGCATGGCGTCAGGATCCTCGCCATCTTCGGCCAGAGCCTGGATCAGAAGATGCAATAGCTGATTGGTCTTGCGCTGCTCATCGAGGAGATCGCGCAAGATGACCCGAACCTCTTCCTCGGCTTCAGTCATCGCTTGCTCCAGGACGCTTCGGCTTGGCGGTCATAGCAGAGGCCGCGCGCTCCATGGCAACTCGTGCCCACTTCTTCGCCCATTCGCGTGTCTTGTTGCAGAAGGTGCACTTGGTCATCATCTGCTCCTTCCCTTAATTGTCTCAAGATACGCATCGTATGAGATGCGCGACTCCATCTCTTCGCCACAAAGCCTTACCCGCCTGTTAACGAGTGCGAACGTGACCGTGACGGTTGGAACAGGACCATCGTTGCTGACGCTCAACGAAAGCTGGCCAGGGAGCGGCTTCCCGTTGCTGTCACACAAAATCAGGGATGTGCCGGTGTTCTTCAGTAGAAGCGGAGCATCCATCAGTACACCCTCAGAATGTGGGCCAGGTTCCCCCGCGCACGACACACAAGGCCGAGCAGGATCGCCAGCACCAGGGTCAGCCAAGGGGAGACAGGATTCAGTCTGTAGCCGTGTAGCGCATCGAGCATCACACTCAGGGCGAAACACCCACTACCAACGCAAAGAAGGTATGCGAGCCAAGACACTCCCCGGCGATACCTCGCGCCTTGCCGGCGGTATGTCGCCAGCCGCATGCAGATGGCGCCGCAAATCATCGCGGCCACCAGAGTCCAAGGGTCAACCATTACGACCTCCAAAGCGGTCCGCTATGAAGCGGAGCCAACCAGGCGTCTTCCCCCCCTGCACCCACTCCAGCAAGCTGGTGCCCACTGCGACGCAGAACAATGCCCCACCAAAGGCGACCAGGCCCGATGTTCTTGCCCACTCCCGCCCGATGACTTCGCCGGCGACGTAGTAGCCAACGATCCAGGACACGACGAAGTAACCGAGGCGCGCCCAGGCCGAGATGTCCTTGGCATACACCACGAAGAAGATAGCCCCAGCAAAAGCCCCGATCACTGCATTGGCATCAATGCCAGGGATCAACGCAGACGCACCAATACCGACCAGGCCGGCGACTGCTACCGCACCACTCGGCTCGGCCATATTCAAGTACTCCAGATGCAGAAAAGCCCAGGTCTTTGCCTGGGCCTTGTAGTGTGGCTCTCACGAAGAAAAACCCGCCGAAGGGCGGGGATGGCCCCGTGCTATCCTCGCGATTCCTACACCACGAAACAGGACGGACCCATGGCAAACTTCATTGTCACGTTTCAAATCAAGGCCGATGATACCTACCAGTCTCGATATAGTTCTTTTAAAAAGAAAATCAATGAGTTAACCAATTACAAGCACTGGGATGAGACAACCTCTTTCTATTGCTTCGAGTTGGACTACACAGCCCAAAGACTTTGCTCTGAGCTGTACACCGGCAGCGAGTTCAACGCAACCAAAGACATAATGGTGGTTATCGATGTGTCCAATCGAGAGAAGGCCACGAAAGGTCCGATCCAGTACCCCGCGCTGCTGGACTCCTACCTCGGCTTCTAGCTAGGTCCGCTCGGAGCCGAGAATCTGCGACTCAATCTCAGCTACACGATCCTCATATCTGGAAAGTGTCTCTCGGTTGAGTCGCAGATCTTCAGCCAACCTCCGCTCTTGGGCGGCCGCCGAAGCATACATATCCTCAATCTCGGCCAGCTTTTTCTCTTGAGCGATAACGGACTCAACAGCTTGACGGTATTCACTTTTCACGTGCTTCTCCAAGCGCGGTAGCGCGAAAGGCTTGGTCCAGGCTGGGTCTTGTAGTCTGGAGCGGCTCGCGGGACTTGAACCCGCAACATCTGACTTGGAAGGTCAGCGCTCTGCCAGTTGAGCTAGAGCCGCGGAATAGGTGCCGGACTAGCCGGCGTCACGCCCGCAGAGCAAGGAGCCGGGCGGAAACGAAAAGCCCCGCCCATGAGCGGGCTCTAGGGTTACTTCGCGGCGACTGCGCCCCTCAGCATGACAATACCTCGTTCGAGTTCGTCTCGCGCATATGCAAGCGCTTTGCGATCAACATTGGAATGACCCGATAGCACTTCCAGTGCCGAGTCGATCGCCACCTTCGTATTCTCGATCACGGCAGCGCCTCGCGCGTCGAGTTCGGCCCGCTCTTTGCGAACCATCTCTTGGGCCACGTCCAGGTCAAGGCCTGAGCCAGAGAGATGAACCTTCATTGAAAATAAAATAAATGAGTCATCCGGCACGGGAGTGAGCACTGCTCCGTATACCTTCGTATCGTCGAATGCGAACAGGGGGTCAACTTCCGGGAAGTGAACGTACTCATTCCGTGACGGATTGAGAACCTTAGAGCCGACCTCGAGGAACCGGCGTGGGCTTGCCTCCGACAGCTTCCGCAAGCCGCGCGCGAAAGCAACCGCATCACCACCGATAACGCCATTGATAACGGCCTTCACGGCCTCTTCAACCTTGTCGCTCATGTCTTGCTCCGAAATGCTCCAGGGTAGGTGCGGCAGGCAGTGGAGCAGTCTGCTTTTCGGGAATGACCCTAGCCGCTGAAATGAAAAGCCCAGCGCTAGGCTGGGCTCTGAATTATTGGAGTGGCCGGTGCTGATCTCCGGCATGACTGGCCCTGCTGTCACCCCCACTTAAGGCGGTGTCGGATAGCATCGTATCCAGTCGGGTATTCCTTGCTGCGCATCAGCCTGCGCATTCACTCCGTGCCGGGCTTCCACCGGCTCCCACTTCACTTTAACGCCTGCGTGTCCAAGGCGATCCCGGAGTATTAGGTCGCGGTAGGGCCGGGTCCCACCTTTGACCATCCTCGGCCGCGTAGTCGCAACCCAGAAGGATTCAGATCAGTACTACTACCGCTCCAACCAGGAGCAGCAGGACCAGCGCGCCACCGCCGATACCCTTGAGCAGCCAAACATCTTTCGATTCGGCAGACATTTCAGAACTCCGCATTGGGCTGGAAACGAAAAAGCCCCGGCAGATGCCAGGGCCTCAAAGCCGCCAATCCTCAAACGCGCAAGATCAGCAGGATGGGAAAAGTTTGTTGCATTGTTGCGCCACTGTCAAGCCACATCTGCAATCAAAATGCCTTCTCTTCGAAGAATATTCTCAGAATCATTAAGTGCCTCGTTGATCATTTCATCCAGGGTTCGCTCGACACCTTTCTTCCACCTCCAGTAGGTAGTCCTGTTCAACCCCTGGGAATCCCAAGAGTTGATGTCGTAGAACTGCTGAGGCAGGACGATCATGTCACTGGAACGCTTTCCCTCGACTCCTTTCAACTGCGGGATAGCCCAGGCAGTTACGGCTTTCATCACGAACAATTGAGGCGCGTGGCTTGCAATAACTGGCACCAGCGCACTGATGGCCTCGACCTTCTTGGCCTTGTGAGTGCTGTACTTCGCCACAAGCGCGTTCCAGTGCCTAGGCTTGAGCTGACTGTGCAGCCGGGCGTGCACCCAGCAATCAGCATCGATGCGCTTGATGCCTGACGTGTTCGAGCCCCTGATCAGACCAGCTAAACCCTCACTCTCGGCATACCCTGGCTGGTAGAGCTTCTGCCAGGCTTGCTTTGCAGTGTTGTCGATGGTTTCCGCCGCCAAGGCAGAGACGACTGCCGACCGAATGCTGGTGTAGATCATGCTTCCCCCTTAATCAGCCCGTACTCTCGAAGGATTACCCATTGCTGGGCGATCCAGTCTTCGAAATTCATCCCGTCACCTTGAAGATTTCGACCTCACCGAACTCTGGAGCCCAATTGACCGAGAACCCGAACTTCAAGGCGGTCTTTTCAGTATCCAGGTCGCAAAGACACTGCTGGCCCTCCATGGCATCGCCAGACATGGAAACCAGATCCGCAATCTGGCAGCCAATTGCTGCGGCGAGCTCGTCGGTATCGGTCGCGCAATCGATGCATTCACCGTTCACAGTCACGGCAAGCCAAAGGCACATCAGGCAGTCCTCTTCTTCAGTTCGCGCAGCTTGGCGCGGTACTCGGCGGTGATCGCCTTCAGTTCGTCGTTGGTGTACTTGCGGGGACGGTGATCGGCTTCCAGAGCCTCTACAGCTTCCAGGCCGATGCGTTCGATCAAGCCCTCACGGAAGCCCTGGGAAACGGTAAGCCCCTTCCTGGCGTACTTGCTGGAGCCGGCGTTACAGGCCTTGCATTGAAGCCATATGTTGGATGGCTCCAGGCGGTGCTCGGGCCTTGCCCCCTTGCCGAGAAAATGCCCTGCGTCGAATGCACCTCCAGTCTTCCAGCCTTGTTCGGCCAGTACCTCGGCCTGAGACTTGCCGCAGCTTATGCAGCCGCTGCCGATGGAAAGTTCGTAGGTTCGCCGGTAGTCCCGAACGGCTTTCTCTGCATCTTTGATGTGGTCGCTGTGCGTCTTCAGCCTCTCCTTCCGCACTTTGATCTCCCGGCGCTCGCGGTCAGCGATGGCCTTTCTCGCCGGCTTGGCGTGCTTTTCCTTGATGGCCAGGGCGCAGGCTGGTGAGCAGACGCGCTGCCCGAGGCGCTGAGGGACGAACGTGGTGCCGCACTCAGGGTTCTTGCACTTGCGGGGCTTGGGCTGGCTGGTGGAAAGCGTCATGCCGTCACCTTGGGATCTACAAGGATCAAAACCGGGCACCCCATGAACCAAGTTGAATGCTGCCCACACCTCCCGCACGTCAGGCGGTCATGCATCTGATCGACCTCAACCGATTCCACCCAGCCACCGCAGTTGCCCTGCCAAGTGTTGCAATGCGGACACATCTGGTCGCTATATCGCGTTTCAAGCCAAGCCTGGCGCTCCTTGCGTTCGGCGAAGCGCTTTAGCCAAGTCCAGAACTTCATGCCTCCACCCCCTTCGCCTTCTGCTGCTCGGGCTGGAAGTCGCCGCATCGGAATCCGTTGGCAGCTTCGTAGGATTTCCTGGCGCAGGCAGCATCGAAGATCGTCTCGAACGAACCGAGATAGATGCTCTTTTGTTTGTCGCCGCTCCTGACCTTTACCTGTGCCACCCAGCGCGAGAAATCAGGACGCCACTGAACGCCAGCGATTCCGGATTTGTTGTTGCGCAGTAGTGGAAGATTCCTGCCGTTAATCGCGTGAGTTACCAGCCGAAGGTTCCCAGGGCGATTGTTGAGGCCGTCGCGGTCCTTGTGATCTATCTCGCTTTCTGGCCACTCACCGTGAGCGAGAACCCAAACCAGATGATGCTCTCTGACACTGAGCTTCTTCCCGTTCAAATAGACCTTGTGGCAGCGATAACGCGCCTGACCAACCTTCGGCTCCAGCAACCACCCATCAAGAACTCGCTTTGAAAAATGCGAGCACAGACGGCCACTCTCTTCGTCGAGGTAATACCGGCTGCGTATGGTTTCGATGAACTCAGCAGAGCGCTTGTCGATTACTCCCGCCTTGAACTTGCTCATGCGAAAGTCCCCATCTGATCAGCCGCCGCCATGGCGTCAGCCTCGGTTTCGAAGTGAGAGGAAAGGACCAGCCTCCAGCAGGCAGCAAACACGTCGCGGTAAAGCGGCTCAAAAGCTGTGTCGTCCATGCTCGCCCAACTGATCGACTTGGCTTCCTTGCGAACGCCGTCAGGCGTATGGATCAGGTGGAAGTGACCGGCCTCAATGGTGATCCACTCGCGGAACGCCTCGCGGCTCTTCTCGACTGCCGGGAAGCGGCCCGCTCGATCAGCCTCAAGCTTGGCGATGTACGCGGCGACGGCGTTCTGCAATTGGCCAGGACGCCCATTCAGATCCTCGAAGTATTTGGCCAGCCCGCGGATGCCACGCATCTCCTGGCGCGGCACAAGACCACCTTTCGGTTCCCAGTACTCCCATGCGAGATCCAGCATGGCGAAGAACTTGCCGTGGAACTTGGCATTGCGCATCCGAGTGAATTTCCCGTGGACGACCTGGCCGGCCTTCCACTTCTGAACGGTTTCGCGATCTGCCTCGGTTGCCGGGACCAGGCCCTGGGCTGTGCGGATGAGAGCGAGTTCAGCCACGGTCCGCCTCCTGCCGGCGATCACCGGGAAGGCAAGCCATAACTTCCTGCCCATGACTACGAGCGACAAGGCAGGTCATGTCCGTGTTGGGGCTGTAGAAGTTCCAGGCTGTTCCATTCCCGGAGAATCGGTCATAGAGATGGATAGCCAGCGCGGCGAAGCTCATTCCGATGATTGCCGCCAGCATGTAAGTCCAGAACTTGTCGATCTTCTTGTCAGCCATGGCTTGCCCTCCGCTCACAGTTCTTGCACCGTTGCCAGCTACCAGCCGAGAACATCGGTGCCTTGTCGGTAGTGACCGAATCAGCACCACAGAGAGCGACCCAGTACTTTTCTCGCCCATGCGGGCCGATGGTGTCGGCAAAGACCAGCTCGAAGAGGTGGGCCTTATTTCCGCAGAACGGTGCCTTGCCCCACCCTTTCTTTCCCGGGAGCGGACCGTCCGCAACCTGAGCGCCAGACTCGTCGAGGAGTTCGAAAAAGTCAGCCACAGCAGACCCCCAGGCTCTCAATCATCACGTCATTGCGCGCAGTGCAGACGGCCTCGGTTACCGGATCGCAGTCGTACACACCGATCAGTTCGCCGTTTACGATCTCGCCGTCGCGGCACTGTTGTTCCGCTTCGCGCCATGTGCGGGCCTCCACCTGGCGACCGTAGGTGCGCAGGCCTTCCATGCGGATCAGTTCGAAGGTCTTCATGCCTCAACCCTCCCCTGCGGCCAGATGCTCTTCACGACCTCAACCGGGTCGCTGTCGTCCATTACGATCATGGTGAAGCGCTTGGCGCCTACGATTACGGTCCAGGAGCGTTTCATTTAGCCGCCCTCTTCGCCCGGTACTGCGCCTGCCGAATCTTGCTGCACTTAACGTGGCTTCCGTGGGCGCGGGATTTGCCGCAGATGTCGCAGGAACTCGGCAGTTGCAAGCCTTCGGTGGTGATCTTTCCGTTGTTTGCTTGGGTCATTGGTGACTCCTTGCCAGAGTCGCGCGCAGTTCGTTGAGCGCGGCTTTGCCGATCTCTGGCGTTCTGATCGATACGGATTCGGGTAGAGCTTTCGGGATCTGGCGCAGGGTCTGTCCGGAGACGATCATCCGAACAGTCGCCTCGTAGTTACGCTCGAACAGCTTCCGGCTGCGTTCCTCGGAGAGGTTCGCCAGTTCGTAGAAACCGGTCATCGTGGCTGCGTGATACACCGCCTGATGACTCCAGCCGCCAGTGAATGCCGGATGCGCCTTTCGAGCGGCCTCCAGATAGGCCTTCTCCAGGCTTGGAAGACCAAGATGCTCAGGACTCGGGTTGCACCACTTGATGAACTTGCCGACGCTGGGCGCGAAGTCGCCGCCAGATGCCCGGCATTGCTGAATGCCGTAGCGAATCTGCTCCAAGCTGTTCAGGCCCGCATCCATGAACGCCTTGATCCAAGTACGCTTTGCCTTGGCAATTGCTTCCGTGGTCGGCCACGCCTGCCTCCAGGCCGGGAAGATCGATTGAAGTTCTGAGAACAACTGGTTCACGACGCTTACGGTTGCATCGTCAAGCTCACGCGGAGCCTGCACCTGACTCGGCGCGGTCGACATTGCTTGCGGGATCAAGCTGCCGGCGCGTTTCATCAGAACAGATCCTGTTCCAGGCCTACGGCCCAGGAGGTGTCATTGGCGTCGTATGCTGGGACCGATTGAGGCCCTGAAAAACTCCGAGTTGAGTTCTTCAGCCAGTCGACTTCTACGGTCTGCCACCCCTTTGACACCATGGTTTCGACCGCGTATTCAGCGGTGAAGCCGGCGTCCTTGCACTTTGCCAGGGAGTTGTTCAGACGCTTCCAGGCCGTAGGGGTTAGCGCGGCACGCTTTGCCTTGCGGGTCGTTATCCAGTCTGCGAGGAGTTGCTCAGGGATGCTATGCGGGTTGTCGGACAGGAGATCGGCCAGACCAAACGCTTTAGCCTTCGCAGGTTTTTCTTCGACAGGCTTCGCGGGCGTAACAACTCCGTTAGGAGTTGTATTGTCTTTACTGTCTTTATAGTGTGCCGAAATTGGCACTACTTTTGTGCCGTTTTCGGCACTCTGTGCCAAATCCTTTGTGCCGTTTTCGGCACACACCTTTTCATCGATCTTCCACTCAGAAACCGGAGAAAAACCGATTGGGCCTTTAGACCCACCAACCCGGTAAATAACCCGCTGACGCAGAAGCTCACACAGCATCCGAGATACATGCTCACGACGGATTCCAGACATGTCAGCGATCACCGAAGCTGTGATGCGAGACTCGTCTTGATTGAACCCAGCAGTGAGGCGATGAACCGCCAGGGCTACCCTAAGCTCACGCCCGGAAAGATCAGCCCCAATAAGGGCCTCGTACAATTCATTGTCCATCCGGGTGAACCCCCTGGACTTGTCAAGCTGAACAATATTTGTCATCATCGTTTCCGTTCTGTAGTTGAATCAGCCGGGCCGCAATCCCGGCTTTTTCTTGTCTTCAGATAGGGCTTGTCAGGCCCTCTTCAGTCCCTACGCCTAAATGGCTGGACTGTTCCCCTGGTGTTATTCGGTCTGGTCTTTCGCGCTAGCTGCTGCTCCAGAAAATCCGCCAGGGCCTCTTCAGGGGTTACCCCCTTCTCTTCAGCTAACCTCACCAGGCACTCATAGGCCTTCGAGCTAAGCGTCGTGCTGATATGTGCCATCGGCCCCTCTCAGGGCCTTCAGGCCACGGTTTGTTGTTCGCTATCGTTCTCTGCCAGGCGTTCCAATGCGGCCTCTACAAGGTCACGGACCAGAACCGCTTTCTGAGTGCGGTGGAAACGAGCCAGTGCGCCGATGAGTTCGTAGGTCGTCTCATCGACGCGGAGCTTGATTTCCCGGTCCTTCAGGTGGCTAGGGTTGTCGTACATCTGGTGGATTTCCTTATGCGGCTTGGTTTTTAGGTTGAGATGGGAAAGGCCGCAGCTCTTCAGCGGTAAAGGTCCCGTCGTCGTGCTCGGTGACGTAGATCTCGCGCCCAACGCGCAAGGCCTTGTTCAATGCGCCCTGGGTCAACCCCAGCAGCGCAGCGGCCTTGGTCTGTCCCTTCTGGGCAGAAAATTCTTTGAGAGGAATGCGGTGCATAACCCAGGTCTCCATGGTTTATCCATGGATAAAGTATTGCCGGCGGTTATTTTAAAGTCAATGCCGGCGGCGATGGATACCTATCGCCTGCGGGAATACCCTTCGCACATGAGCGACAAGAAACGTGAAATCTCCCACTGGGAGAAAGAGGAATGCGCAAAGCTGAAAGCTGCGCTGGAAGAATTCAACGCCGGGAAATCTCGGAAGGACAGCCTTACCCAGGGGAAAATCGCCGAAGCTCTCGACATGAGTCAGGGGTCCGTGAGTTCCTATCTCAACGGGTACAACGCGCTCAATGCGAGGTTTGCTTCGTACGTTGCCTCGCAAATTGGGATTCGTATCGAGTCATTCAGTGAACGGCTGGCGGCGGAAGTTGGGGAGATGGCCAAGGCTGTACATGCAGAACCCGCAAAGGGGAATGTCATCCCTGCCGACTTTTCAAGGCAGAGGACAAAGAGCGGGTTCATTGTCGTCCCCCAATACGATATCGCTGCCTCCATGGGGAAAGGCCTGGCGCGCCCAGAATTTGATGTCGTTATCGACTCGATTGTCGCGAGCATCGATTACTTATCTCGCAACGTCAGGTACTCAGCGCCAGACAACCTCGCGCTAATCACGGGATATGGCGACAGCATGCAGCCTACGTTTTCGGACGGAGACATCCTTCTAGTCGATACCGGCATCACTGAGATAAAGATAGATGCCGTCTACGTTATGGCCCTGAAGGATGAGCTTTACATAAAGCGGATGCAGCGAAGGGCAGATGGCACCTTTCTGATGATCTCAGACAACAACGCATACCCACCAATCGAGGTATCCAGCGCCGAATTAAAAAGATTCCAGGTGCTCGCTAGGGTCCTGCTGGCCTGGAATGCGAAGAGACTGTGATGGACACCTGATGTTCAAGGAGAGAAACGATGGTCGACTGGCACGCTGAATTTGGGGATAGCCGAATTTTCCACGAGAAGCGCATAGACCGAAGGTCTGTCGATGAGCTTGCAGGACTGGCGGCTGGGATCACTGCTGATGGGCATATCAATCAGCAGGAGGCCGAGTTCCTACAGGATTGGATTGCTACGAACCTGGTCCATCTTGACGATCCAGTGACCAACCTCCTCTACAGGAGGCTCTCAGACATGCTTTCCGATGGCGTGTTAGACGCTGACGAGTCCGCCGAACTGCTTGAGATTCTTAGAGGGTTTGGTGGCCTCTCTGCTTCCAAGCCGAAACCAAGCGACAATGCCTTTACTCCATCGAATGCTCTTCCGCTCAACAATCCAGCGCCCAAGCTTGAATGGTCGGGCCATCTCTACGTTTTCACTGGCGTCATGGTCTACGGCCCCAGAAAGCATTGCGAAGAGATCGTCGTCAACCGCGGCGGGGGAATAGCCTCAGGCATCAGCAAAAAGGTGCATTACCTGGTTGTCGGCGAGATAGGCAACGAGCAGTGGCTTCACAGCACCTACGGAACCAAGATCAAGCGAGCTGTCGAGTTGCGTGAGGAAGGCCATCCCATCGCGATCATCAGCGAGAAGCACTGGCAAGCCTCGATGTTCAACCTGGTCTAGGTGAGGCGAGGCGTCATCGCATATGGGCCGCAGGCTCACGAGCACCGCATCATAGGCAAGGTCATCTGGAGGGGTGGGGATTTGTGATGGGCTGCGAGAGGCATACCAGCAATCAACTAAGGAAGATGGAATGAGCGAGCCAACTAGGATTACCGAAATTCCACATGAACGACTTGGCTCGTTTATTGACGAGCATGTCGATAAGTACTCGGCATACAGCATCCAGTGGAATGGCGAGGCAGCTGTCCATCTTACTTTTGGACGAGATTCACTGCGCCTTGGGACCACCAGGCTTGTCCACTTCGATGACGCTCCTGCACAGGATGACTCAGGCCGACTTGAAGTCGTCAGGCTTGACGTAGCAGCTATCTCAATGCCGCTCGCAACAGCCAAACGCCTTTCTGAAACCCTGGCCAGAATGATAAAAGGACTTGAGGGTGGGGCGGATGAGTGAAGCGCTGTCAATCAGAGACCCCTCTGGAAAAGTGGTTCCTGATCATCCATCATGGAGAGGAAGAGGAAATCCTCCCGAGGAAGACGAATTGAACACTCGAATTATCAATCTTGAGCGAGACATGACTGATGTCAAAGTGGCAGTCGGCAAGATTGAGACTCGCCTTGAAAGCATCGAGAAGCACATGGTGACAAAAGGGCAGATGGCGGTCTGGGCCCTTTCTGCCATGCTCGTTGTAGGTGGGTCGTTCGTAGGAGCTATCTGGTGGATGGCTCAGCAATACCTAGCGCCCATACTGTCTGAAATCGGCAGAATAACCTCCTGAATCAGCCCCGCACCGCGGGGCTTTTCGTTTCTGCCTGCCCTTCCCTCCCGGCTCCGCACTGAGCTGACGACCGCCCTACCCCGGCGCTGAACTCGCCCCAGCGCCACCCTTCCCACCTAACACCGTATCCAGAGCCCGCCTAGCGCGGGCTTTTTCATGGGCGCAAGAAAATATATCTCCGCCGGTATTGACTTATGTATATCCGGCGGCGATAGTTAATCCATAGCCGCAGCCAATACGCGGCCCAGGCCACCGAGCCGACCGCTCTTTCGACAATTTGGGAACCCTCTGCTGCGCCAACGTCGCGAGACGCTGGAAGAGGCAAAAGACGCAGCCCGAGCTGGGCCGGACAGTCCAGCCGTGCAAGCCCATGCGTTGCACGCGACGTTGCTCAAGTCACCTGCCAATAGACCAAAGAAGCAAACGCAGGAGTGGGAACGAACCCCGACAAGGAGAAGCGACCGAGATGACACCAAGAGGAGGAAACCACCCATGCAGTAACAAGCCCAGCCGACGACACGGGTCGGCGCCTCGCGATCAGCTGCCCACATCACCAGGCCGCCGGGCTGCAGCGAACCCGCGAGATCACCCCTAGTCCCCATGACCTGCTCCGTAAGCCGATTGAAGGCGCAGCGAGGGAAGCCCAAGGACAAACACATCGAGTCCGAGCTTCTATCGGCAGTGGTGAGGACAGCAACACCCGCGGGTTGTAGAAGCCCAGTAGGCGAACGCGGGAGCAATACCGATTTCACTGGCTGGCCCTCCACCGAGGGCCAGACGGGAAGTCAACACGCCCTGGAGGGCAAGGCGATGAATGAAAAGGCCTTACTGGCTTTACGTCAGTCTCTTCGAATCATTCGCAGGGAGAGCGACGTACACCGAGCGCGCATCGAGTACTACGAAACGGTCGGGATGTTGCGCGGATTGCACTACGGCGGAGCGATCGACTCCTGGCAGCTATTAGCTCTAACCGAGCTAGCAGGAAGCGCATACATCAACGCTGGCAAACCCTATTAAGGAGACTGAAATGGCTCAATTCAATATCGATTCCCACCTGAGCGACGGCAAGAGCCTGCAATGGCTTGCCCTGCCGGACGCCGGTGAACAGCCTCTGGACGTTGAGGTGAAGGTTCGCCAGGCGGCAATGAAGAAGTTCGGACAGTCCGTCTTCTTCAATTGCTGGGAGCACGTAGTTGCAAGCAACGGCTACATCACCGTGCGGATGCATGCGTGATGTACCGATTCTTCAAGCCGATGCGGGGCTGCCGAATCTTCGCGAGCGAGCATCACATGACCAAGCCAGCAGGAGAGTTAATCGGTTGGTGCGAGAAAGTGGACGGGAATATCTGCATTTTCAAGCCTCCATGTTCGCTTGAGCTTGATCGCTTTATCTGGAGGCACAGGGACGGGTTAAACCCTTGGTATCACTACTCAGCATAAACCCATGCAACACCGATTTCTCAGATGCGCTTGGAGACAGGCGCATCGAGGAAATCCAACCGCCCCGGTTCGCCGGGGCATCACCGAGGAAAGGACATGCCGCACTATCAATGTTTGTTGACAGCAACCTGCATCGTTGTCGTTGAAGCAGACAGCGAAGAGGACGCGCTAGATATCGCTGTGAGCGAGGCAAGCTCAGGTGATTACGAGTTCTGCGAAGGCGAAAGCGAAGGCCTTATTCCTCCTGAGGAGCTTGGTGTGCGTCGTTTCCATGCTGATCTGGAACTCTAACCCTCCGCCCTGCCGGTAGCAGGGCATCACCAGCACCAATCCATCCGGCTAGCAGCGGGATGCAATCCATTTGCCCTGATACGGGAAGAGAGGAAGACATGTGCAACTGTCACAGCGAGTCGGAACAGCGCCTGAGGGAACACGTACAGCAGCAGCTTCCCACTGGCGCTACCGACCTAACCGTTGAGCTTCAAGGATACGTGTTCGGACTAGGTGGGAGCGAAGGCGTAAGCCATCGTGCCGCATGCCCGGTGGAGATCCAGTTCCAGGCACCAAAGAAGTCGGGAGGCATGAAGAACGTGAAGCAGAAGAGCTTCCTTCGCGCCTCCTACTGCCCATTTTGCGGCGAGAAATACGACAAGTAGTCACCGCCCGCGCCTGCTGGGCTCCCCAAAGCAGGCCCGATCCACCTGGCCCCCATACAGCCAATCACAAGCCCCAAGGGCAAGAGAGGAATCCATGCCATCACTTGGCGAGTTCGCAGCAATGTGGGGATTTCTGCTTATGACGATGTTTTTGCCGATCAGTCTGAAGCGTCGTCCTATTCAACAGCAAGACGCCTGACAGGCAGGAGAACAGAATGAGCAAGCAGTCGTATACACCAGGGCCATGGGACTACTGGTCTGGCTACAACCCAGTCGATGAGCTTGAGGCTCAGATAACAACCGAAGACGGCGATATTGTGATTGCTAGTTACAATCGCCAAATCCCGGAGGGCGAAGCGAATGCCAAATTATTGGCTGCTGCGCCCGAGCTGCTTGAGGCTCTGGAGGCTTGCGTGGCCAGGATAACTAACGAAGTAGCCGATGCAGAATTCCTCGATGAGGTAGAGCAAGCCAGAGTCGCAATCGCAAAGGCCACCGCCTAACCGCGCCCTTGCGCATACACAATGGAGGCGAGATATGGCAGCTGGTGACTACTACTCGTGCGACGTATGTGGGAGCAAGTGCTTCTACGACGCGAACCTGAACTACGAGTGGCCAGACAAGAACGGCAACGACTCGTGGGGGTATCCCATCAAGGCTGAAGAAATGATGCTCGGCACCAACTGCAAGCTCGACTACTGCGGCGACATGGCTGCTATCTGTAGAGACTGCCTGGCGACACACGAGATTGTTGTGCGCGAGAAGAGCAAAGACTGACTCCCGGCAAGGACGCAACCCTTCAATGGGGATGAGTATCGCATGCGAATAGCGGTAATAGCTTATTGGTAGTGACCAATTAAGCCGCCGGTGAGAGTCCGGCCATCCCCACCCTACCCCTCATTAGCCCGGCAAGTCCGGGCATTTTTTCGCCTGCTTTGGTGTGGCCTCTGCCCTAGACGCCACATGAAAGCACGCGGCCAAGCGCACCCTTGGAACAACAGAAGGAGATCGACATGAAGCGATGTCGCCATAACCACCTGGAGATCTGAAGCATCTGCGCCGGCAGGTGGGCAACCCGATCACGATTGATCGGGTCGCCGCCCACCACAGAAACAAAGTGTTCTTGAGGCTCTTTTTATAGGTGCCCATGCCTGTATTCCATGGGTAACTACCGGAGGGATTGCCATGTGAACTGCTGCCCGAGCAGGCCTCAGTAATGCTCCAGCCAACCGAAAGCCCGGCGCATACGTTGCCGGGCTTTCACTTTCTACCGCCTGTATGACGGGAGCGAGACAGGACGCTGCCGCATGCACGCGGCCAAGAGGTCATAGACATGAACGCTGAATCTTTTCTGAAAGATGTATCGACTCACCTCGCAGAGGTTATCCGCGAAGACGGGGTATACCGGCACATTCGCTTCAGTCGCCCTAACACCAGATGCATGTGGTTCGACCTGATCACGTGGCCTGGGCACCTCTGCTACACAGGCGACATGGGCACTTATGTGTTCAGCCGCGTCAACGACATGTTCGAGTTTTTCCGTAAGGACTCTGCATCTGGCATTCCGATCAGTCCCGGTTATTGGTCTGAGAAGTGCCTTGCTGTCGACGGCGGAAGGAGGTCCGGGAGCGTGTTTGAGTACGACCATGACAAGTTCTTGGCCGTGATCAACGAATACCTTACCTCGTGGCTGGAAGACCTCGACGAGGAACACCACGAAGAGGTACGCGAGGCATTCAAGGGCGATGTTCTGGACCGCCTTGAAGACGGTGATGAGCACGGAAACTACCGAATCGCCAACGAATTCAGCATGACCGTAGATGGTCACGAGCTGGAGTTCACTGACCTCTGGGAAAGAAGCTTCCGCCGCTTCACCCATCACTTTCTCTGGTGCTGCTACGCGCTTGTCTGGGGCATCGACCAGTACGACAAGCTGAGCCAGAAGGAGGACGCAGCATGACCGCCATCCGCAAGCTGCAGGAAGATTATGACGCGAGATTGCCTGACGATGACGATGACAGCGACCGCGAGTATGTCACTGAGCAAGTCGGGAAGCTCCTGAACTGCGAGGACGGTGATTGCGTGCCGTTCCATGACAGGAAAGAGAGGCCCCTTATCGGGCCGGAGTTCACGGTCTACGGCTTTGCTGGATTCGTGCCCGAGTGGCTCGCAGATGTCGACAGCAAAGAGTGCCCGATGACGCAGCTACTGCTTGCAGTGCGCCGAGGCGACCTGGAACTCGCACAACGCATCTGGTTCCGCGCATTCGAAGCAACGCTGATCGAGAACGCTGAACGAATGGTTAGGGAGAGACGAGTTTGACTGCTCCCCTCCCTGAAGGAAGGGGATTCCCAATTCACAGAGAACTGGACAGCGGTACTTGACCGATGCCGCTTACATTCTCTCCAAGGGCTAACACCGCCAGCCCGGCGGCTCTAATGTTGATCGCTGCGTTCACGTCGCGGTCATGTTCGGTGCCGCATTCCTGGCATGTCCAGCTACGGATATCCAAGGGTAAGCGCACAAGGGTATGGCCGCAGCAGGAACAGCGCTTCGAACTGGGATACCAGCGGTCGATGGCGACGACCTGTCGGCCAGCCCATTCACCTTTGTACTCCAATTGTCGCGCAAACTCTCCCCAGCCGACATCGGCAATGGATTTACTCAGTCTCGGATTGCGGATCATGTTCTTTACGGCTAGGGATTCGACGCAGACCACTTGGTTCTCGTTAATCAGTCTGCGGGACAGCTTGTGCAAGCGGTCCATGCGGCAGTCGGAGATTTTTGCGTGAATACGGGCCACTTTCAGCCGGGCCTTGGAGTGGTTCTTCGAGCCGAGCTTCTTCTTGCTAAGCCTACGCTGCGCCTTAGCTAGGCGAGCTGCGTATTTCGCGGTATGGCGGGGATTGCCGATCCGTTCGCCATCGCTGGTGACGAACAGGTCTTTCAGGCCCAGGTCGATACCGATCATCTTCGGCGTGACGGGCAGAGCCTCGAACTCGAACTCGCAGAGGCAAGACACATAGTAGCGGCCTGCGGAGTCCCTCGAAACGGTGACGGTGGAAGGCTCGCTCGGAAGCGGTCTGCTCCAGCGTATATCAAGAGGAGTCCTGGACTTGGCCAGGTACAGCTTGCCGTCCCGGTAGCTGAACGCCGACCGGGTGAACTCAGCGGACTGCCGATGCTTCTTGCTTTTGTACGCAGGGTACTTCGTGCGGCCTGAAAAGAAGTTTTTGAAGGCGGACTGCTGGTGGCGAAGGCACTGCTGCAAGGGGACGCAGGAGACCTCGTTCAGCCACGGAAACTCGCCGGAGCGCTTGAGCCTGGTGAGTGCCGCGTTGGCCTCCAGATACCCGACCTTCTCCTGCCGCTGGAAGAACGCATCGGTTCGCCAGCGTAGGACATAGTTGTAGACGAAGCGCGTACAGCCGAACGTCTGAGCTAGCAATTGCGCCTGCTCAGAAGTCGGATAGAAACGGTATTTGTACGCACGGTTAGCCATGCGTCACATTTTACCATCGTTAATGTAAAGGTAGTCACGACGAAACGGAGGAGGCGGGAACAGGGGTGCTCTGCGAGCGCCGTGCTATCCCTACCCCGCACTAGAAGTACGGGGTTTCCCGCGAAAACTGATGAGCATTGACTGGAACACGGCACCGGAGGGTGCGACTCATTGGGAGCCAACAGGACCTGATTTCTATGAAGGATGGATGAAGAAAGAAGGGACTGACTGGTTTTATTGGAGCGAATCAGGACACAAATGGATAAACGGGATTTTGACCTGCGATGTGTCCGCTGAGCGTGAGGCGACATTCGAGGCTAGACCGCAAGAGGCCTGGGACGGCCAGGGCCTGCCGCCGGTTGGGACGGTGTGTGAGTTACAGCAGGAAATGAAGCGGATTTTTTCTTACGACCCAGAAACCGGATGCTTGAGGTGGAAAGAGAATCAGCAAAAGCGATTCATAGGGCGCGTGGCTGGTTTCATCACCCATCACGGCTACCGTCGCGTAAACGTCGGCAAGACTAAGCTGCATGCTCATCAGATCATTTGGCTGATGCATCATGGTGAACTGCCAGATTGCGAGATTGACCACATCAACGGCATGCGTTACGACAACAGGTTAGAAAATCTGCGACTAGCCAACCAACAGCAAAACCAGCAGAACTCAAACGTTCGCATAGACAACGTTCTTGGGGTAAAGGGTGTTCGGCTTCGTCCTTCCGGAAATTACCAAGCGCGCGTCAAGCTTAGTGACGGTTCTCGCGCAGTTAAAACCTTCCGCACTTTGACAGAAGCTGTTAGCTGGTTGGCCATGCAGCGGGAAATATCGCACGGCGAGTATGCGAACACCCCCGAGCAGATCGCCGCCGAGGAGCGGGAGAAGGCGATTGAAGAAATGTGCTTCGCAGAAGAGACGCTAACCGTCAAGCAAGCCAAAGCACTCTACGAATCGGGCTACCGCCGCCAGGAGTCATCCACATGACCATCACCATCGACCTGACCAAGGCCGCCCAAGTCCTGATCTTCGGCGGCTAATGAGATGGTCACCCCCACACCCTGCCAGGGTTAGGCTTTGGCAGGGTGTTTTATTTACGGAGACCATCATCATGAGCGCAGTCGCACTGGTAGGTATCGATCTCGGCAAGCACAGCTTCCATCTGCATGGGCAGGACAAGTCCGGACGCGAGGTCTTGCGCAAGAAGACGACACGTCTGCAAATGATGCGATTCCTGGGCAACCTGCCGAGTTGCACGGTGGTGATGGAGGCCTGCGCCGGCTCGCATTTCATCGCTCGCCAACTGAAGTCATTCGGGCACGAGGTCAAGCTGATTTCGCCGCAGTTCGTACGGCCTTTCGTCAAGGGCAACAAGAACGACTTCATTGATGCCGAGGCGATCTGTGAGGCGGCCTCCCGCCCCACGATGCGTTTCGTGACGCCGAAGACCGAAGCGCAGCAGACGCTGTCCGTACTGCATCGGATGCGCGACTCCCTGGTGCGTGACCGGACGAAAACCGCCAACCAGGCCCATGGTTTTCTGCTGGAGTTTGGCATCAGCCTGCCCAAAGGGCTTTCGTTGGTCAGGCGGCTGCCCGTCACGCTAGACGAATACCCACTACCCCCTCGGTTGGTTTCCCTGTTGAGCCGACTGCACCGGCACTTCTGCTACCTGGATGAACAGATCAAGGAGCTGGACAGGGAGATGGCCGAGCAACTTGCCGAAGATGATCTCGGCTCTCGCCTGCTGACCATCCCGTGCGTTGGCCCGATCACGGCGAGTCTGCTGTCGGCAGAGATGGGAGACGGTAAGCAATTCGGCTGTAGCCGAGACTTCGCGGCCGCAGTCGGACTGGTACCCCGCCAGTACAGTACCGGCGGTAGAGCCAACCTGCTGGGTATCAGTAAGCGTGGCGACAAGAACTTGCGCCGCCTGCTGGTGCAGTGCGCCAGGGTCTATCTCCAGCGCCTGGAGTTCCAGAAAGGAGCCTTGGCCGACTGGGTGCGATCACTGCGCGAGCGTCGCCACTCGAATGTGGTGGTGTGCGCCTTGGCCAACAAGTTCGCCCGCATCGCCTGGGCGATGGCGGCCAATCACTCGGAGTTTGAAACAGGGCCAAGCGCTTCTGCCGCCTGATCCTGCGGATACAGCTGTACCCCGAAACACCCTTTCAGGTTTTGCGACGCTGAACAACTGATGACGTGAACGGCACACCGGCCTGACGAAGAACCTGACATAAAAATCGGCTCTTGAAGCCGAGCGGCTTTTAAGGATCGTCAGGCGCGACTCTCATCGTGGCGCGGGGCATGCCCTCTACAGACGCCGGATAGATTTAGGCAAGCCAAACACTCATCACTGATCAGCATTGCAAAAACGGGGGTGACCATAGATTTTTTGTGGGCGGTATCGGCGCTTTCGCCTGGGCCTTTGTGGGGATGGTTACGCCATGAGCAGAAGTGGATATTGCGACGATTTGGACAACTGGTCTTTGATCTGCTGGCGGGGCGCGGTCAGCTCAGCAATTAAGGGCAAGCGTGGCCAGGCCTTCCTGATTGAGTTGCGCGAGGCTCTGGATGCTATGCCAGAAAAACGCCTTATCGCAGATGAGCTAGAGGCTGACGGCCAGTTCTGCGCCCTCGGCGTTCTCGGCGCCAGGCGCGGGATAGACATGAGCGGGATCGACCCGAATTGCCGAGAGACTGTAGCGGCGGCTTTCGACATCGCTCCTGCTCTGGCCGCTGAGATCGTTTTCGAGAACGACGAATACCCTGGCTCCTACCAGAGGCAGGACGATGGCTCGATGAAGTGGGGGCGCGAAACGCCAGAGCATCGCTGGAGGCGTATGCGCGACTGGGTCGAATCTAGCATCCAGGCGACCATGCCATGAACCACCATCTCAAGCGAATCATGCTCTACACCAAGCGTACCCTGCTCGGCGCGTTGGCTGCGATCCTGATCGTGTTCAAGGCAATCGAACTCGGCGGCGCAATCACTGGCGAAGTCACCGCAGAGCAACCAGCTACGCACCTGTCCGCAGCAGGCCGGTAATCCGGATAACTGCGGCTTCCCCAGCGGGCGGTGGGCGGCATGAAGAAAACACCCGCAGCAGCGGCTTCTAGCGCAACGCTATTCATCCCGCAGGGGTGACGCTGCCGAGTGGCGCCGTAAGCGCCTTTCCCCTTCTAACCCATCCCTTCACTGGCTGCGCATGCGCGGCGAGGATCACTCATGTCCGCAGAAACCCAACTGGTCGAAGTGCCGGCCAAAGAAACCGCCCTCCAAGTCTACTCGGCCGCTAATGGCCTTGACCCGTTCCTGGCCAAGATTCGCGAAGAGATCGACGGCTTCGTGCCAGACGTCACTACCCGCAAGGGCCGAGAGGCAATCGCTTCCATCGCCTACAAGGTAGCCCGCTCCAAGACGGCGCTGGACAACGTGGGCAAGGAATTGGTCGCTGAGCTGAAGGAGGTTCCGAAGAAGATCGATGCCGAGCGTAAGCGGATGCGCGATCTGTTGGATTCCTGGCAGGCCGAAGTGCGAAAGCCGCTGACGGAGTGGGAAGAAGCTGAGGAAGCGCGGGTTTCCAAGCACAAGGCGGGAATCGAATGGTTCCGCTCGCGTCCTGACGAGCATCGTTACTCAGACAGCGCACAAATCCGTGCCGCAATCGCCGAAGTACAGGCCGTCAAGATCGGGGATCCATGGCAGGAGTTTGAGGCCGAAGCATTACGGGCAAAAGCCAATGCGCTGGAAGCCTTGTCGGGCCACCTTGCCTCCCGCGAGAGGCACGAAGCGGAGCAGGCCGAACTCGCACGTCTGCGCGCCGAAGCAGCAGCACGCGAGCAGAAAGAGCGCGAGGAGCGCATTGCCCGCCAAGCAGCAGAGCAGGCACGGCGTCAGGAAGAGGCCAAGGCCCAGGCAGAACGCGACGCCGCAGTACGCCGTGAAGCCGAAGCACAGGCAGCAGCCGAGCGTCGCGAATTAGAGCTGAAGCTACAAGCTCAGCAAGCGGAGCGCGAAAAGCTAGAAGCCCAACAGCGCGCCGAACAGGCAGAGCGTGATGCGCAACGACGTGCTGAAGAAGCCGCAGCGCAAGAGCGTCAGCGCCAGGCCGACGAGCGGGCCCGCATCGAACGCGAGGCTGCTGCACGCGAAGCTGACAAGGCGCACAAAAAAGCTATCAACAACGAAGCGCTGGCGGCGTTCGTCGCTGGTGGCATGGATGAGTCATCCGCGAGACGGGCGGTCACATTGATAGCCCAACGGAAAATTCCTGGCGTCCACATTTATTATTGAGGTCGCGAATGAACAACATATCTGTTCTGGTTAGCGGAGTAGGAATAAACGACGCCGATTACACAGTAACGATAAATGAAACGGTCTCTGGTCGAAAAAAACAGGTGTGGGTTTGCCCGATTTATTCGACATGGAAGCATGTTATCGAGCGCTGCTACAGCAGGGAGTTCCAGAAGAGATGTCCGACATACGCGGGCTGTGAGGTTGTTCCCGAATGGAAAGTTTTCTCAGGGTTCCGGTCATGGATGATGACGCAGGACTACGCAGGGAAGCAGCTAGATAAAGATCTTCTTGTCCCTGGAAACAAGATATATGGGCCAGACACATGTGTGTTTCTGCCTTCCGAAGTCAACTCATTTCTGACCGAAAACAAATCAAGCCGAGGACCCTGGGCGGTAGGTGTTTGCTGGAATAAGTGGCGAAAAAAATTCCATGCGCGCTGCAAAAACCCATTCAGCGGGAAGACTGAAAATCTCGGTTACTTCGACAGTGAACACGAAGCTCACTCAGCATGGAAGGCTAGAAAGAATGAGCTGGCATGCGAGTACGCCTCGATTGAGAAAAACCCCATCGTAGCTCGTGCACTGCGGACTAGATACGCAAATTCATATTTAACTTCCTAATGAGGTCGACATGAACCAGATCGCCAAACGCCAAGAGTCGGCGCCAATCGTTCAGGCAGGAGAGTCTGCCACCATCTTGCAGGTTATCCAGCGCGCCGCCGCAGACCCGCAATGTGATATCGAGAAAATGGAGCGCCTCATGCAGATGCATGAGCGATTCCAGGCCAGACAGGCAGAGCAGCAGTACACCGAGGCGCTAGCTGCAATGCAGCAAGAACTGCCCGCAATTGCGGAGCGTGGAGACGCGAATGGCCGCTACAGCTACGCGCTCTGGGAGGACATCAACGAGCGCCTAAAGCCGATCCTGGCCAAGCACGGATTTGCCCTGACATTCCGCACCCCGCGCAATGAGAAAGGCGTCGAAGTTGAAGGCGTCCTCAGTCACCGCGGCGGTCACAGCGAGCGCACCTCGATGCTGCTTCCGGCAGACACCAGCGGCAACAAGAACGCCTTCCAGGCCGTGGCCAGTTCGGTCAGCTACGGCAAGCGCTACACAGCAGGCGCCCTGCTCAACTACACAACCCACGGCGAAGACGATGACGCGTTCAGCGCCGTATCGCAGCAGCCCGCTCTGGATCAGCGGGTCGTTATCGACATTCTGGAGCGCATTGACGAGGCCAAGGATAAGGACGAACTCGCCGCGATCTGGAAGGCGGCTGTCGGGGTGCTTCGCGCGGCCGGCGACACGACTGGCTATGAGCGCGTTAAAGCGGCTGCGGCCGAACGTGGCAAGGCTCTTGAGGGGACAGAGAAATGATTATTATCACCTGCGACCAAGGAAGCCCCGAATGGCACCAGGCCAGGGCCGGGTGCATCACCGCCAGTATGTTCGGCGATGCCCGCGCAAGGCTTAAATCTGGCGCCAACAAAGGCCAGCCGACTTCCGCCGCTCTGGATTACGCCTTCAAGCTGGCCGTTGAGCGTATCAGCGGGCAGCCGCTAGATGGAGGATTCGAGACCTGGCAGATGAAGCGTGGTCACGAACTGGAACCAGAGGCCCGCATGGAGCACGAGATTCAGACAGGCCTGATCATCCAGCGCGCCGGCTTCGTGACAACCGACGACGGCTGTTTCGGCGCCAGTGCTGACGGACTGATCGGCGAGGATGGCGGCAGCGAGTACAAGTGCTTTCTCGCTCCCGAGAAGCTACGCGCCTTCCACATCGACAACGACGCCAGCGGAATCATGGATCAGGTTCAAGGATGCATGTGGATCACTGGCCGCAAGTTCTGGCACGTCGGCATGTACTGCCCTGCACTGGAGCCTGTAGGCCGTCAACTCTGGTGGCGAGAGTTCAAGCGCGACGACGACTACATCGAGGAACTTGAGTCCGACTTGTGGTCGTTCAAGCTGCTTGTCGACGAGTACGAGGCAAAGTTACGGGAGAAGGCAGCATGAGAACCGTGCTCAAAGCCACCTGCGGCAAGCACTCCAAGGAAATATCCGTCTCGCAGATCACCCACTTCGTCGCCGAAGACAAGTACGTCATCGCGTACTACCCGGATGGCGTACTTGTCTTGAACGAAACGCTTAAGGCCCTGGAGGCTGAGTTCGCCGACGAGTTCATCCGCGCCCACCGGAAGGCCTTGGTCCGACGCTCGCTGATCAGCATGTTCAAAACCCGACCTGATGACAGCCAAGCCGGCGAGGTACTACTGCTCGGAACCGAGAACTGGATACCTGTCAGCCGCAGCCACTCAGCGCAGATCAAATCGGCGATGGGTGCGTGAGGGCCATGCCATGTACATCAAAAAAGATGTCATCGAGGTCATCAAGTACGCGGCGATGATGGCGGCCTGCTCTCGCCAGTCCTGGGGAATCTACCCCATGAACCAGGGTTACAAGGCAATGCCCTTCCGTGGCGACTATCACCGCGTCGTCGAAGTCTGCCACCCCTGACCACCACCAGATCACCGACGCTAGCAAGCCTGGCGCGGCTCTGCTCGTCCTGAGGATTCCCTATGGAGTTGCCTTATCGCCTGCACCTTGGCGACTGCCTGCAGGTGCTCAAAACATTTCCCGACAACAGCTTCGACAGCGTGGTGACTGACCCGCCCTACGGCATCCGCTTCATGGGTAAAGCCTGGGACGGTGCCGACATCGAGGCGCGTGCAGCTCGACGAGCGGAAATGCCCAGCCACGCACCTGATGCCGGGCCGAACGGCGGCTATCGTTCAGTCGCTGCGGAAGCTGGGAAGTACGACCTAACCCCAAAAGGGATGCTTGCCTTTCAGGCCTTCACGCTGGAATGGGCGGCCGAGTGCCTGCGCGTGCTGAGGCCGGGTGGACACCTGCTGTCATTCGCCTCGCCGCGCACCTACCACCATATGGCGGTCGGCATCGAAATGGCCGGCTTCGAGATCCGCGACCAAATCATGTGGGTGTTCGGCAGCGGATTCCCGAAATCGCACAACCTGTCCGGCGAGTTCGAAGGCTGGGGGACCGCACTCAAGCCGGGGCACGAACCCATCTGCATGGCCCGCAAGCCGCTGGTTGGCACGGTCGCGGCGAACGTCCTGGCCCACGGTACCGGGGCACTGAACATCGACGCTTGTCGCATCCCAACCGGCGAGGCTCTGCGTACCGGGTCTGGCGGAATTCCCTGCCGGCACGACGAGCATGTACCACGCACACGGTCCGGCGAAGCCAGCGCCGAGCGTCGCTACATTGAAACCGGCGGCACCAACTTCGCAATGAAGCCAGGGCCGCGCGGCGGTGCGGTTGCTGGCCGCTGGCCCGCGAACCTGATCCACGACGGGAGCACCGAGGTGGTCGCGTTGTTCCCAGCCGATGCCGGGCAGGCGGCTCCGCTGGCAACCCGCAACAGCGACAAGACCCACAACAGCTACGGCACCTTCGCCGGCTCACCTGATGCCCATTTCTCTCCGCACGACGCCGGCGGCAGCGCCGCTCGCTTCTTCTACTGCGCCAAGGCCAGCAGGAAAGACCGCAACGAAGGGTGCGATGAATTTCCCCAGCAGCGTGGAGGCATGGTCTCGAACACCAGCGGCAAGCACATAACACGGCGCGATGGCTACGAGCCGCCTGCAGCCGGTAACCACCACCCAACGGTGAAGCCGACGGACCTGATGGCCTACCTGGTGCGCCTGGTCACCCCTCCAGGCGGCAAGGTGCTCGACCCATTCACGGGCAGCGGTAGCACCGGCAAGGCAGCGGTACGCGAAGGATTCGAGTTCGTCGGCATCGAGCGCGAGCCGCCCTACCTTGCCATCGCCGAGGCGCGCATAGCACACGAACTCGAGCGCGTCACCGCCGCCGCACTGGAAACAGCAGAAGCAGAGGCGCAACTCGATATCTTTCGAGACGCCAAGGAGCAAATCGCATGATGCGCCGCGTCTACTTGTCCGGCCCCATGACCGGCCTCCCCTACCCGCACAGGAATACCCCCATGCACCAGCTAACAGCGAATCACCGCCCTGGCGGTGTGACGGTCACCGGCTGGCCTGAAGAAAGCCAGCTTATGACATCGGACGACATTCTGCGCATCGCGAGAGCGGTTAAGCAGATGGCGATCAACCAGTCCCAGGGCGCCGATGGCGTTCAGGTCTACCCGGAGGTGGGTAATGGAAGTCAAGGCGAAGACCAAGCGTGACTCCGGCCTGCGCACAGCGGTGCTCCTTCTGAAGCGCGCAAACCGCTACGTCGGGGTCCACAACAGCATTGGCGCCATGGACCTCAGCACAGAGATTGTCGAATTCATCGCTGCTATTGAGCAGCAGGAGAAGGGATTGTGAGCAACGAATTGACCGATGTGCGCTGCCCTTGCGGCGCCGAGTTCCAAGCCGACAGCTATGACGCAGGGTTCATTGCCGGCTCCGGCATGTGCCAGAACTGTGACGCTGCACTACCCCCGAAAGATATTTGCACCTGCCCTTCCGGAGACGGCTCCCTCCGCCATCCCTGTCCGGCGCATCCTGCGGTAGAGCAGGCATGCTGGGATGAGCGCGACTTCCAGGCGAAGGGCGCACAGGAGGTTCCATCGCCAGTCTCAAAAGAGTATGACCGACATTTGATCGGTCTTTTGCGTAAAGGTGAGGCACTTCCTGGCCACCAGGAGGAGGCCGCTGACGAGATCGAGCGCCTGCGCGATTGGAATGATCACCTGAACAACACCGTTCTACCCAACATACTCAATCCAAATTTCCTGATGCTCATGAAGGGTGGCGAGAGGCTGCTTGACCTGTGCACGAAGGACGGCAAGTTCATTGGCGTATCGCTGAATGACATGAAGGACGTGTTTGATTGGATGGTCACGCACGCTCGAATTGCACCTGATCACGCCGCCCTGGCGCAACCCTCCCCGGCGCCGAAGCTGGAGCGGCCAGAGGTTTACGATTCGGGTCTGATCAGCATGCTGCACACCGACAAAAACGTTCGTCAGTTCGTCAGCTTGGAGCAGTACGAGCGCATTGTCGGGGCGCTGCGGGCGCTGGCCGAACGCGAGTATTACCAAGGAAACCTGTATCTGGACCGAGCGCGCATGGCCGAGTGCGAGCTGGAAGCCGCCCAGGCCAGGGTGGCGGAGCTTGAGCTGAAACTGGACAAGTCCGACTACGCCTATGACAACGACCGCATCCACATGCGCGGCCTGGCAGCGCGTGCCATTGCGCGCGCCAAGGTCTTCGATGACGGCAGCGATGGGGCCGATGCCGAGAGCGCCCGCAGCGTGGTCGCCATCCTCCGCGAATTACTAGCCGTCGGGCCCGCCCAGGCTCAGCACAGCGTGCCGGGGGATATCATGCGTGATGCTCAGAGGTATCGCTGGCTTCGTGACCAGCAGTTCTACTTCTCCTTCTCGACCGAGAACAGTGACGCCGGAATCAGTAGTTGCACAGCCGGCATGTCCAGCAGGTTCAAAAACCTTTCGTGGGTAGATGCTGCGATTGACTCAGCTATCGCCGCCGCGCCTGGCAAGGAGGTAGGTCATGAGTGAGGTGAAGCGCTTGAATTTCACCGTGTCCCAGTTCGAGAGCGTTGTTCCGTATGCGTCAGAGCATGGCCAGTACGTCAGATATGCAGACTACGCCAAGCTAGAAGCCGAGGCCCAGGCGCTAAGGGAGGAAGTAGAGCGCGGCAATCGAATTACCGTCGCCATGGCACTGGACATCTCGGCGGTCGGAGAGGCGCTTGGCATTCCAGGCGAGGAACAGGAAGGCGGGACCGGCGAGTTCATCGATCTAATCCGCGAGCTACAGAAGGAAGTCGCAGCACTGCGCGCAAGGGTGGTGGTTGTGCCGGAGCGAAAACTCCTAAATGCCGGAGTCCCAGGGCTGAATCGTAATAGCGGCTGGAACGCCTGCCTCGACGAACTTGCGCGCCTCAACGGCCTGACGGTAAGCGAATCAGCGCTCGAGACGCTGCGCCGGTCCGCTACCGGGAAAGTCATGCACCTGAATAACGGACTGTGCCCCGATGCCTTTGAGGGGCACGAAGCACGCGATCCGGACTGCCCGGTGTGCAGAGCGCTGATCGAGACGGGAAAGGAGAGCAACAATGTCTGAACTAAAACCGTGCCCGTTCTGCGGATGTTCGATGCGCCTAGAGAGCAACCGAGACTGGCATAGGATCGTAGGCGATCACGCTTTAGAGTGCGCCTTCACGGACAGCGAAACAATGGTGGTGCCGGCAACAAAAGAGCAGCGTGATATTGCTGTCTCCGACTGGAACGCCCGAGCCGTACCCGCAGGTCATGTAGTGGTAAGCGAGGATCTGCTGCGGAGCATAGAGCGGGAGTGCAGGCGGGAAAGCGACTGGAATTGCGAAAACGTTCCAGCAGGGACGAACGCAGCTACGACACGCGCGAAGAAGATGATCGAAATCGCGAACCAACTCCGCGCCCTGCTGAGCGAGCAGGGTGGACGAAACTGTCAAGTTTTCCTTGACGGTTGCAATTCCTATGACGCCAACGAAACGGAGACGAGCGCGTGAACTACACACCGAAGTGCCTGAAAAACCTGCCTCGCCAACAGAAGCCCGAGACGCGATCGAAGCGCAGAAAGGAAGCTCGCGAAATTGCCGAACTGACGATCATTGAATGCATTCAGCGACTCCAGGCCGCACGCCGAGCAAAGCCAAAGGACTGGGAGCGAGGCTACAACAGCGCAATCACAACGCTCGAGCTATTCCTTCAGGAAATTAAAGAGAAGCGCTGGATAGGAACAGAAGGGCGAGTTGTAAACCGATAGTTTACAACTGTGCCAGCCCCCATCCCCAGCATCTATACGCGCCTAACCCGTCACCCTCGCCCAGCATAAACCAACGCATCCGCCCCCGGAGGACCAACAGTGGACAACGAAAACAAAACCCTAATCGCCCAGGCGCTGGTAGGCGCGCTGTTCCTCTTCGGCCTCTTCTGGATAGTCGGTAGCCTCCAGAACCTCTACGAGCAGACAGAACTGAAAGGACAGGAGTTGAGCAGATGGAGCAAGCAATGAGAGACGAGTTTGAAGCGAACGCGAAAGTGCGTTGGTCTACTGATTACGACGACTTTGGCGATGGCCTGTTCTCCATACAGGCTGATGGCCGGTACGAGTACGAGCACATTCAATGGGATTGGGAGACTTGGCAAGCCAGCCGCGCGGCTCTGAGGGTGGAGTTGCCGACGCAACAAGGAACGAACCGGTCTGAATGGCTGCAAACCTGGAACAACGGATACAACGAATGTCACCAGCGCGTGAAAGAAGCCCTCCAGCAAGCCGGAATCGAGGTGAAGTGAATGGCGACGCGAACAGTTCACTACGACGAGTGGGACGGCGGCACAGAAGCGGACAGTGAAGAACCATATGACGTCTTCTGTGGCACCGATGGCGACTTCGAGGAGAAGAACTTCTCCCGCTACCGCAATCATATCACCTGCAAACGATGCCTGAAGTTGCTGGACAAGAAGAAGGAGGCTGCCTAATGGACACCAACAAGCTGAAGGAGTTGGCGGAACGGGCTACGCCGGGGCCGTGGGTTGTCGATGCGCAACAGAGCGGCGCCATCTTCAACATCGAAAGCGAATCCGGCGACCTATGCATTGCCATGTCGCAGGAGAATCCGGCGTCGACAAGGCTGGAGATGAACGAGCAGCGCAGGGTAAACGCTGAATTCATCGCCGCCGCCAACCCCCAAGCCATCCTCGCCCTGCTGGACCAGATAGACGGGCTGAGCGAAGAACTATCCGCATGCACCGAGCATCCAGGCGGATGTGGGTATTGGCGCGAGGCCGCCAAGCGTAGAGCCGAAGACCGTGACCGGCTCAAGGCAGAGAACGATGCGCTGCGGGGAGCGCTACATGCCGTTCAAGCCGAGGTCGACGGGAATCTCCGCCCACTTACCCGCGACCTCGTGAACATGGTCAGCGGCTTGAATAACGGCACTCACCCGAATGACATCTACGACCACTGCGACGAGATCGAAAGGATCATCGACGCAGCCCTAGAAGGAGCAACGCAATGAACGACCGCACACTACTCGAACTGGCGGCGCGGGCGGCGAGGTACAGGGTCAATGAAAAATTCCAGTCCGAACGCGACTCTATAGTTGACCCTGCTACCGCAAGCCTTTGCCTTCTTGGTGGCTGTACCGCCTGGAATTCTCTCACCGATGACAGTCATGCGCTGCGGCTGGCTGTGAGGCTCGGACTCGTAGTCACCCCAGACCGAGATAACCAGCGGACTCTGGTATCGAACTCAGCAGGTCATGAATACTGCGCGATCTATTGGGATCAGCTAGGCGAGATGGCAGCAACCAGGCTGGCAATCACCGAGGCCGCCGCCGAGATCGGCAAGTCTATGGGAGGTTGGGAGTGAGCGACGCACCCATTGAACCCCATGAATACCTCTACGGCGTAAAGGTCGTCCAGATCGAGGACTTGCGGGTGGCACGAGGGCTTACCCGACGCCCCGTTTCATCCTGCCGTCACAGGAAAATGGTCTACGACGAAAAGGAGCGCCGCATCTGGTGCAGCGATTGTGAAACGGAGGTCGAGCCGTTCGATGCCTTCATGCACCTGGTGCAGGTATTCGACGGCGGCTTGAAGGACTTGAACAGGCGCCGCCGAGAGTTGCATGAGGCAGAGCAGTTTGCAATCCGCAGCCGTGCGGCCAAGGTGATCGACGAAGCGTGGCGCAGCACGAAGATGGCTCCGCTTTGCCCACACTGCAATGAGGCGCTTCTCCCGGAAGACGTTGTAAAGGGAGTTGCCACGGCGTCCAAGCAACTGATCATCGCTCGCCGCAACAAGCAGAAACAACCGAAGTAGCCCAGCCGAGCCCACTAGGGCCTCTTCCTGAGGCCCGCCCGGCTGGGCGTTCAAATCCTACCAGAAGGCCTGACCGAGCAGTTAACCCCCATATTGCCCGATGCGGGCGCCCTGCCCGGCCAAGCCTCCACGAATTCTACCCGCCAACCCGATGCCGTTGATCGGCCAAGGTCTCGCTATGTCTTTGATTTCAGTTGAGGCGGCCGCCGGCATTCTCGGCGTGAGCCGCAGGACCGCGTACCGCTACGCGGACGAAAAGCTGATCCCGGTGGTCAGGTTCAAAAAGACCATCCGGGTACACAAGGAAAAGCTCGAACAGATGCTTGAAGAGGAAGCCGCTGCTAGCATGCGCGACGCGGTCGGCGTACCGGAGGAAGTATGCCGTACAAGAGAAACGACTCCGCCTACTGGTGGATCTCTTTCAAATCAGCAACAGGAAAGCTTGTTAGACGCTCTTCTGGAACTGCCGACTACTCGGCGGCGAAAGCACTAGAGCAACAGGAACGCGCGAAAGCGTGGAAGGAAAAGGAAATGGGCGTGAATCCGCCCAGGACCTTTGAGGAGGTGATTATTCCGTATCTGCAACACGCTCGCCAGCATCAGCGCAGCTACGAAACGACCGTGCACCGCATAAAGCCGCTGCGCGAGTATTTTGCCGGACGCGTGGTCAACGATCTAGGGGGCCAGGACATACGGGGATACGGTTCGCACAGATTGGATGCCGGCGCATCCCCGGCAACTATCAACCGAGAACTCGCCGCACTGTCCGCGGCGATCAACCACTGCAACACGGAACTGGAGTGGGCCCTTCCTAACCCGGTGAAGGGACGGAAGATGCGCGAGGCCGAGGGACGTGATCGTTGGCTGACCAGGGCGGAGATAGAGGCCCTGTGCCGCGCCGCGCGCGTCCAGAAGTTTGGCCCGATGCTCGAGGATTTCATCCGCCTAGCGGTAAACACCGGATGCCGGCGGGAGGAAATGCTTGGCCTGGAGTGGCGCAGAGTGGATTTCGCCAATCGACTGATCTACTTGGAGGCATCCCACACGAAGGCAGGCAAGCGCCGGAGCATACCGATCAACGAAGGTGCGATGGCAGCGTTAAAGCGACGAATGGCATTCAGATCCGAGACCAGTCCGGAATGCCCCTGGGTTTTTGCCAGAGCCAACGGAGATCGAGTGGTTTCGCTATCAGCCGGCTTCAAGCAGGCCTGCCAGGCAGCGAAGATTGTGGACTTTACGATTCACGACCTGCGCCACACCTGCGCGGCATGGCTGGTAAGCGCCGGCGTTCCGTTGGCGGATGTTCGGGATCTGCTCGGACACTCGACAGTCGCGATGACTGAGCGATATGCCCACCTTGCTCCGGCCAGAGTAAGGGATGCTGTTGGGGTTCTTGATCAAGTCCGTGAAGGCCGCATTTCACGTTCTGTTCACGCTGATAATCCAGCGCATCTACATGGAGGGCCGCTGAAGCTCGTAAACACTTGATTTAGAAGGTGGTGCGGACGGAGAGACTCGAACTCTCACGCCTTGCGGCGCTGGAACCTAAATCCAGTGTGTCTACCAATTCCACCACGTCCGCGGGACACTGCTTGGAAATGAAAACGCCAGGCCTCGGGCCTGGCGCTTCGGAATATGGGGTGGACGATGGGAATCGAACCCACGACACCAGGAGCCACAATCCTGTGCTCTACCAACTGAGCTACGCCCACCATATTACGACTTGCGGTAAAACATCGCCTGCTTCTTGCCGATTCGCCGAATGGCGCACCCGGCAGGACTCGAACCTGCGACCATCCGCTTAGAAGGCGGATGCTCTATCCAGCTGAGCTACGGGCGCTTTATTCATCTGCATTCAATGCTGAGCGCAAACTTTAAGCTCTGGCAATCACAAAGTCAGCAACCGACTTGCATTACCTCTTACCCTGCGTCCGGCTGTGCTCGGCAAGCGGGGCGCATGTTATACAGGGGGCGAAAGGCCGTCAACGGGTTTTTTAAAAAAATTCAGCTATATAAAGGAGTTACGGCAAATCCGCGGGTCGCCTCCTTTGCCCCGGGCGGCGTCCATGCGAAAATGCGTGTCCTTTTTCCACCCGATTCGATGGTTACCCTTCCGACATGACCGCACAACTGATCGACGGCAAAGCGATCGCCGCCAACCTTCGCCAGCAGATAGCCCAACGCGTGACCGAGCGCCGCCAGCAAGGCCTGCGCGTTCCCGGCCTGGCGGTGATCCTGGTCGGCACCGATCCGGCCTCTCAGGTCTATGTGGCGCACAAGCGCAAGGACTGCGAGGAAGTCGGCTTTCTCTCCCAGGCCTACGATCTTCCCGCCGAAACCAGCCAGGACGACCTGCTGGCCCTGATCGACCGCCTGAACGACGACCCCGCCATCGACGGCATCCTGGTCCAGCTACCCCTGCCCGCCCACCTGGACGCCTCCCTGCTGCTGGAGCGTATCCACCCGGACAAGGACGTGGACGGTTTCCATCCCTACAACATCGGCCGCCTGGCCCAGCGCATGCCCCTGCTGCGCCCCTGCACCCCGAAAGGCATCATGACCCTGCTCGCCAGCACCGGCGCCGACCTGTACGGCATGGACGCGGTCGTGGTCGGCGCCTCGAACATCGTCGGCCGGCCCATGGCTCTGGAGTTGCTGCTGGGTGGCTGCACCGTCACCGTGACTCACCGCTTCACCCGCGACCTGGCCGACCATGTGTCGCGCGCCGACCTGGTGGTGGTCGCTGCCGGCAAGCCGGGACTGGTCAAGGGCGAGTGGATCAAGGAAGGCGCCATCGTCATCGACGTCGGCATCAACCGCCAGGCCGACGGCCGTCTGGTCGGCGACGTGGAATACGAGGTGGCGGCGCAACGCGCCAGCTGGATCACCCCGGTGCCGGGCGGCGTCGGGCCGATGACCCGCGCCTGCCTGCTGGAAAATACCCTGCACGCCGCCGAACACCTGCACGACTGA